CCCCAACTCCCCTAACTCCCTCAACCCCTCTATAGGAGCCTCAAATGGACAATGGCAACAAGACAATCAAAGATGCAATCTCTGATGTAATCGCTCAACTTAAAGCAGATGATGGCAGCTTTCGTGCCGCCATTATCTTGCGAGACAAGCAGCGCCCCTATGATCCGCCCACTACCCTTCGTGTCTTTTCAGTACAGGAAATCAGGGATTTCGTTGAAGGTATTCCTGATCAAGTTCATCACCTTGTTATGACATTTGGCGAAGATAGCCTTGGACTAAAAGTGAGCCTTACTGGCCGGACGGGCAGCTACAATCTTCATTATGATGCACCTCCGCCAGCCAAGGCCGTAAGTGTAATGAGTAAGAAGTTTGACGAGGAGATCTTCCGCAAGATGATGTCGGCATTTCCAGAGTCAATCGCTCTAGAGTTGAACAATTTCTTAACCACAGCAGAGTGAACCATGATAAGCGCAGCGGAACAACAATTTGTTATCAAACTTCAAGACTGGGAAGAGCTAGGTCGTCGATTCACCAAAGATGTGATCGACAATAGCAGAGTTACTTTTGCAGGCAGTATGTTTGTCATGCCAAAGCCCGATGACCCCATTGATCCCCGAAATGTGTTGGCAGTAATCAAGCATCTAAATATTGAAGTCCATGCAATTCACATCGATGGCGTTTGGAATATTGAAATGGGCGGCGCCCAAACAAAAAAGAAAGTTAAGTTGGGTAGTTCAAACCTCGACATTAGCCTAACCAAGTCATTGATTATCTATGTCCGCAAGTATCTATAACTTTCCAAGGCACTGCGGCCCACAGCTTGTTCCTGCTTCGGCCTTTAATCAAAATCTAAGAGCAATCTTAAGTAAAAAGAATTGGCAAGACTTTAGGCAAGCCTGTCTGGCAAAGCATGGGGCAGTTTGTGCTTTCTGCGCCGCCAAGCCAAAGTCATTAGATTGCCACGAAATTTGGCAATATGAGGTTGACGAGGTAGACGGCATTTGTGTCCAACGTTTAATGGAAGTACTGCCATTGTGCAAGAAGTGCCATCAAGTGTGTCACATTGGGTTTTGGAGTCTAAAGGGACCAATTGAGCCAATCATCAGCCATATGGCAAAAGTACGAAAGATAGCATACTCAGCCGCTCAGGCAGAAATTGGCGCAGCCTTTCAAACTCACAGCAAGCTATCAGACTACAATTTCATCCTCAATATTGAAGCCGCAGCCAACTACATAACAAAATTAGGAGACAAACAATAATGCAAGCCAATCCTCAGATTTCCGGTACCTATGCTCTCGACAACAAAGACTACCTTTACGCTGCGTTTAGCAAAGAAGTGATTGAGCAGTGGTTTGAGGGTGTAGCTAAGCCTAATTTTTATTCAGGCAAGTTCCCAATGTTTGATGAAAAGAATCCACTCGTCGTAAAAGGAGATGAAAGATCAATCCTATTCGGCGCAAACAAAATCAACTATTGGGTATGCGATTATAGCGCACTGCGCTATCAACTTGTATTGAGCCGAGATGACGGTCCGATCCGAATGATTGAAAGTGAACTTAGCCGGATTTTGCTATCGGCAGAAGAAGCAGAAGCGCTGATTTCAGCACTAGATGCAGATACAAAAGCTCGTGAAGATGAAATCGCATGGTATGCAAAAAATGGCGAGCAGTGGATTAAAGAAATGGCGGCTGTCTTTGCACTTGCTGGGACGCCTTGTGAAACGGTATAATAATGAAACTAGACGAATATCTAATTGAATCGCAGGACATTGTTTGTACTGGCGGCTTTCGTTTCAGCCAGTCATTAGCGGCGCAGACCGACAATAGTTTTATTGAGCTACTCGAAAGGTATAGGCCAATTGCCACCCAAGCTAAGGTTATTCTTGAGATGAATGGCGATTGGATTCTTAAAAGAACAAGTAATAACAGGAAGCCAACCGCCAAACTGGTGGATTTGGTAATTCCATGAAAAAGAGCGATGAATACTGCGTTTACCATGTTGACTGGAAAGAAGGAAAGCTTCTATCGGTAGACCGCTGGACCGATACTCCATTGTCTCCAAAAGAAGAACAGCAGTTTTTCGTGTCAAACTTTGACACTGGCGATACAGTTATTACGACATTTTTGTGCGCGCATCCAAACAACAGATTGCCTCCCAGCGTAGCTGCAGCTAGTAGCGGCAGTGCCTCATTTAAATGGAGTAAGAAATTTTCCATACCTGATTTCGGCACAGATAATTCCGGCGTTTTCGGCACCCTGGCATTTTCAGGTAAAGCTTCATTTGTGTATATTGCCTGGGATGCTATTTACGAAATTACTTCTACATCAGGGGCGCATAAAGACTGGAAAGAGAAACTGACAAAATGAGTAATTACTCGCGGATAATTCAATCTTGTTGGGAGAGCTTGCTTGCAGGCAGTGAGCCTAATGGCTCATATTTCTTTTCAAAGCAAGACATCGAAAACGCCGCGCGTAATCTTGGTTTGTCAGTGAAGAATATTGCCGACATTCGCTATACATTCGACTCAAGAGAAGACTTGCCATTTTCTGGATATGGCATATTGCAGCAAGGCAAAGGGCAATACGTATTTGTGCCTGTTGAATCAAATCTCATCGATCCTCTTGAGATTGATCAAGCGATGCTACTGCCAGACTCCTTAAGTGGGCTGGCAGCAAGATATGTCACCAAAGATGAGCAAGGTGCTCTAGCTAAGATTTACGCAAGTGGCGCGTTGAACTATATATCTGACTTCTCGGATGTGTCAAGAATTCAAGATCATTGGAGAACTACGTCCCATAACGGTCAAATCGAGATCGATAGTCTTGCCTCTTGCCGTTCTGGTGGAGTGGAGACTCTTTTAGTCATAAACGTTAAGAGAGATTCTGATCGAATCAGTAAAACTTACCTATATAATCAAAATAGACTGGCAGCATCGAAGTTCGATGTCCCTTACCAAATCCTGAATGTGTACTGTCATGATGATAGCTATTTGATTTGGTCTGCTGACTCTCTGCAAGATTTGCAAAACATAGCAGCCAAACCAGCCACGCTGGTCAGATTGTATTAAATGAACAAAGCAATTGACTTCCTGAAGTCTAAAAAAATCTCAGGTGCAGACTGGCGATACGAAGAAAATTATGTATCTAGAACATTGAGGTTTAAACCTGATATTGGAACAACCCTTAAGTCAGTAGAAAAATTAGCAATTGATTTTTCACTTGCTGTTCATGCAGCAGGTCCGGCAACTGTCGTCCCAAAGTTTGAAGAGGGGGAGATTCAAGTGAATTGGTTAAGTGAGCCCATTATGAGCCAGCTGTTGCCAATTATGGCTCGACCTTATAGTGTACCGCTAGGCATTCTTGCTGACGGAACGCATAAGTCTATATCCTTGCCACTCGCTCCCCACATTATGGTTGCAGGTACAACCGGCTCAGGCAAATCCTACTGGATGCACGGAGCGATACGTTGGGCATTAAGCCAAAATATGCATGTTTTTGCCATTGACCCAAAATGGGGTGAGTTTGGCGAGTATGTAGGAAAGTATCCTCGATTTTATCACGCTGCAAATCCAGATGCGTTTATTCCAACAATGAACTATTTGGTAGACCTTATGAACCAGAACTATCAAGCGATGGCAAAAGTTGGCGCAAAGAACATAAGGGAATGGGCCGCGTTAGGTGGCATGACTCCTGTCGTCTTAATCATTGACGAATTAGCTGATGCTGTACTTACTTATGGAGATACATTTAGTACTCCACTACTTCAGCTTGCTCAAAAAGGCCGAGCGGCAGGCATTCATGTTATTGCAGGCACCCAGGCACCAACCGCAAAGTTGCTCAGTGGCGAGTTAAAGGCAAATTTTCCAGTCAAGATTGCTTTTAAGACTGCAAATGCGACAGCATCGAGAGTGGTCCTTGACTGCAATGGCGCAGAACGATTGGCCGGTCGTGGGGATGGTCTTTGTATTACAGAAACGGGCGAATTGGTCCGATTTAAAGGATACAAATTGTCTGACACATCAACAATCACTAAAACTGCTTGGAACCTATAAAATAGATATCTTAGGCTAAGAGCCGGGCCGTAGTGCCACTATGGGGAAAGTATTAAACATGAAAAAATACATCGAAGTTAGTCTCGGGACAGTTGGGATTGGATGCTATGCCACCCTCGAAGAAATGTCAGAACTTGTGGAGGCCGGCAAAAAAGCTGTTTTAGCAGGCTGGGTTGATGTCAATTTCTATAGAGAAAATGATCATGGTAGTGAAGTGCTAGAACTCTCTGGACTAAGGCCAATGACTCCTGAAGAAATAGAACTGCAAGACAAAGCGGATAAAAAACGCCAGGCAGAGCAGCTAGATCGAGAACGCCGCCAGTTCGAAGAACTTAAGAAGAAGTTCGGTGGACCATAAAATCCAGCATGAATCTCGACACTTATGAGAAAATAGCAAAATGGCTGCCAATCTATACAGAGCCAATTGTTGTGACCACTCACATAACACTCATGAATGTTACTCTGAGTGATCGGCCCAGTGGTGCTCGGCATCGACGCACACTTGATTTAGCTATTTTTTCAGATGGAGTTCAAACACAATTATTTATGACAAATGATTGCACCACTAGATACCTCAGGGATGGGCCTGCTTACTTAGAATTTGATTCAGATGGGAAGCTCATTCATTTCAGATATTATCTAAATGGAAGAAGAGTACATTCAGACGAATTAAAAGATGAAGGAGTCACTCCACCTAAACTAGGAGAACCACTGTGAATCTAGTAACTTACGAGGAGATACAGAAGTGGATTCCAGTATATGGAATTCCAACCGACTATTACGAAAACACGTCATCATATGGCTCGATTGTTGTCTTTGAGACAAAAGAGAAACGACTAACCCTAGTTTTTTTCCCTAGCGGAGAACTCCATGCTGAGAGATTTTACGCTGCAAGCGGCGATCTATGGGAATATAATAAGCCCATAGAAGATGGGCCCGCATACAGATGCTACACTAAAAATCGCGGTATTTTTGCAGAAGCATATTTCATAATGGGAGTGCGGCAAAAGGCTCCTGAATCGGCGACCTTTCGAGGGTTGTTCGATGAGCTTGCATAGAAAGACAAAATATGGACCTAAGTACCTATGAAGAGATGGCAAAGTGGCCAACCTATTCCAAGCTATGTGAGTTCTCTCATGGAGTTCTGGTATTAAAAGACATCGAAGATAACAAATTGATGATCATCTTCTCAGATAGCGGCATTGTCAGAGAAAGACTCTTTACCTTGAAAAGAGGTAGTTTTCATCGCCGAGTCAATGAGGGGCCAGCCCTTGAACACTTTGACAAAAATGGCAAATCAGAATATCGCAGTTACTATGAGAATGGTGTACTAGCAAAACCGCCCCAACCAGATCCGAACGCAGCAGGCCCGTCGGGCCGAGAAGAGGCATAAAGCAGAATGACGATAGGAATTTGTTGCCAGTGGCTAACTAAAAAAGTCAAGCCAAAAGCAGGCACAGAATATGATTTCAACATAATTGAAGAGAAGTCCCTCCAGCTAGGCCGCTATAAGGCGAGAAACTATCCTGATACAAACATCACGCTGACATATCTTCACAATATCGCTGAAGTATCTAAGGCCCTAGACATAGTGGCTGCATCAAAGATATCACACTTTCGACTAAGTAGCGGAATGCTGCCACTGATGGATATAGTCGATCAGTCAGTTTGGAACAACAAACACGTTGTTGATGCTCTTAGTGGATTGGGAACAAAAATCGCAGCACTGAAGATGCGAGTATCTACGCACCCAGGCCAATTCACAGTATTGTCATCAGACACCGCCAGTGTAGTAGATTCTGCAATTCGCGAGATTGAGAACCAATCTTGGATCTTTGACCAGATGGGCTTAGCCCAATCCCCGCAGTTCTCTATAAATGTGCATGGTGGAAAATCAGACAGAGAAGATAAACTTGTCGAGTCAATTGGTCGACTTACTCCGGGCGCCCGTAGTCGGCTAACCCTTGAAAATGATGAAAGCTGCTACTCTGTGCGACAACTACTCAAAGTTAGTGAGCGAACGGCGACTCCAATTGTCTTTGATAGTCACCATCATACATTTAATGAAGATAGGCTCTCGGGGAAAGAGGCCGCAAAACTAGCTGCAACGACATGGGCGGCGGGAATTCTGCCAATCCAACACCTATCAAACACTACGCCTGGAAAAGAAAACAGCTCTTTTACAGAGCGCAGGCAGCACAGCTATTCGCTGCACTATATTCCTGATTTTCAAAAAGAAATGCTGCTAGATGGCTTGGTCGATATTGAAATGGAATTCAAAGGAAAAAATCTAGGAGTATTGCCAGAGCTAAATAAGCTAGGAATCAATGTACTGTAGCTTTATTCTTCTACATCATCTACTGAATCAGCACTCTCTTCTTCGAGAACGACCTCGTCAGCTTGATCAATTTCGCTGTCATCATCAAGTATACCATGAAGTACGGCCTTCAGCGCCTGAATCGGGTCTTCTTTTTCTTCTGGTGCAAGTCCATCTGGCATTGTCTGAGTATTTGGATCCAAAGACAATGGGATATCGGCAGGAGGGGCGCCAGCAGGCACGGCTGGCGAAGCCAATGGCGCGCCCTCTGGAATGGGCTGTAATGCAGCCGGATCAATAGTGACCTCTTCCTCAGCAGGAGCGACAGGCTCCACTGGAGCGCCATCTGCAGCAGACTTGAAAAGAGAAAAATCAGGAATAAAGAGTCTCATCGCAAGATAGGCCCTTATCCATACCGAACAAAGGAACAAAATGACCGACACAAACGAAGAGCTAACCGCCTATAATGCAGCCCGACAACTGTCGAAACGACTACTTGTCAAGAATTTGCTTGAAAAGATTGCCTCACCTGAATTTGATTGCGTTAATTTCTCGCATCTGCTTTCGCAAGAAGGCGACGGAGACAATGATGTCAATCCACTTCATGGCATTTTTCATCAAGATACTATCGCACATGCCAGAAAGTTTATTGCGGCGTCTGAACTACTAGAGCAATTCTACGCCTCTATCCCAGAAGATCCGCTCGCGCCTATTGAAGCAGAAATACATGAAGGAGTCGAAAAGACAAATGAGTAATAAAGAAGATGGAGTTCCTTTCACCGGAACAGTTGTAGACGTAAGTAATTCAGTTATCTTCGTTGAGGTAGTTCACGGTGAGAACAAAAACAAGTTCATCATCACCGCATATCCAAGTGGAAAACTGCGCAAGAACAGTATCCACATTCTTCTCGGTGACTTGGTGGACGTAGAATGCTCTCCATATGATTTTGGGAAGGGTCGCGTGGTGTACCGTCATGCCCGAAGGTGAAAATACAGAAGTTGCCGAGACCATTGTCGTACGTTTGCGCAAGCTTTGGATTGCAGCAATGAAAGACAAGTCAGAAGATAGCCGCATCTACTCTTTTCTGAGAAGCAAAGTACTTACAGAAGCAGGCAACCGGCCAGAAGGGGAGATTTCCGACTATTTGGCAGGCAAGACCCTAGCTAAAGTACTTGCAAATAGCACAAATCTGTTGCAAGTAATGACTGCGAGTGGTGCCAAGACAGAAGGTATGAGCCGACTTCAATCAGAAATTGACATCATCAAAAGAGTACTACCGCAGCCTGCTACGGACCGAGAGGTCGAGGTTGCAATAGAAGAAATTGTTCTTGGGTTAAAAGAAGAGGGAACACCCCTCCTACTCTCTTATATCATGAGGGTACTCGCCGAAAGCTTTGCTGGCAGGTACCAGGCAGCAGAAGCCATAAAAAAGGTACAAGAAACTTTGGTTAAAGAATTTTGAATATTGTTGACGAAATCCACACTATATTCGCCGCCATGCTGCCGTCATTTACGCACATGGCTAGGCGCTATCAGGTCCAAAACCCAGAGGACTGGGCAAAGGAATGGCAGACCAATGCGTATCTTATCGCTCTAAAGTTCGACAAAGGAGGGTTGGTCAAAAAAGGCTTGGTTGAAGGCACCGATGGACTCGTCGAAGGCATTGACGATGCCACGTTTCTAAAAAGCTTTCGTGGCTACCTGATGACCGCGTACAGGAATGAGCTCAACGCAAACTTTGCAAAAAACAAAACAAAGAAAAACGTATCACTCTTCACTGAAGATGGAGACACCATCTCTGCTTTGCCTTCATGCACAACTGATGATGTGCCCAGCGAGCATGTTTACTTAGAAGACATCCTGCCCATTTTGGAAAGAGATTGTCGTCGCACAAATCGTTTGGCAGAGACGCCAAGCGAAGCTTGTACGGCTGCCTTTAACCAGGCCACTCTTTCGGCGTTGAAAAGCATGGAAGCAAAATGGGATGGCATCCCTGTGCTTGCCGACGTCAATCAGCAATTTGAGAGTGGGAAGATTGCATGCGATTTTCTACCTGAGTGGAGAGAGCGCACCAAATTTGCATTTGCCCACCTATTGATTAACGAGACTTGCCCATTCACCGTGCAAAAAATGTCGGTAGTACTATTTAGCGAGCAAGACTTTGCAGTAACCAAGCGATTCGAGCGATATCTAACCGACCACCTGGGCGGATTGAGTCAACGAATAAAATCCAATAAGGCCAAACAATGATTAGAGCTAGCTCTCAAGACATGAGAACTTGGGCAGAACAAGTTTGCCCTGAAGAGTTCAAGTATAACTATACTCCTGACGGAGCTGTAAAAAAGATAGAAATGTCTTCGGCAGCAGAGGTCAAAGTACTAGCATACTTGAATGCAGAAATGGGCATTGCAAAAATAAAGCAGCTCGCTCAGGAATTGATTGATTCTCAACAGGCTCGGTGGGAAGCAGATGGGTCACAGTGAAGTATACCAACTTGCCGAGCAGTACGTCGCAGTCTACCGTGACATCCTGCTGATCGATCCCCTATGCCGTCTGAACCTACTTGTTGTAGATGATGGTCCCGCCTGTCTGATCGTCAAAGATCAAAACTCAAAAATGACATGGACCGCAAAGCTTAACTCCGCATTAAATTCAAACAAAGAAGACATTAGGTTGTCGGTACTTGAATTTTTAAGCGATATCATTATGGTTGATTTTGACTCAATCAGTGACCCAGTGGTAAAGAGCTTTACCGAGAAGGCAAAATGTAGGATATTCAATATCTTCCAGTCAATCTTGCCAGATCTACCCACAGAGGGTGAGGAAGAAGACAATGAAGTCTGAAGAATTTGCAGAACTACTCTCTGTAGAGTATGATCGTGAGGCCGACCGAGTCTTTCTTAGGTTTGAGGTATTTGATGAAAAATACAAAGATTTCGCGCTAAGGGTGGCGGGGCGCGACAATATATCTTTGTCATTTGTTGGCGAAAAGCTTGAAGTTCAGATCGACGAGCCAGAGGAAGAGCTATGATGTTACTATTTAAGTGTGGCGTTTGTGGGTTTAGCAAAAAGCATTACTTCGGCGAAGGTAGCCAGCGCAAAGTCGCGTGCCGATGTGGCGAAGCAGAAAAATACACACGGCAAGTTACGTCTTTTAATATGACGGTAAACTACAATACCTTGGAAGAGATCTTTGAATATGAGATTGATCCTGCTGTTCAATCCACTCTTGAGAAGATTGGTACTGAAATGGTCAATGGAGATGTCGCTACCTTTGAAAATCTGGTCGGCGAGACAGCCATGAAAGAAAATTTCTTTGAGAACGACACCTGGTTGGATGAGCAAACAATTATCGATATGAACAAATGAATTTAAGCATATCGGGCGTCGAAGCGGCAAGATTGAGATTTCTTGCGATGTTCCTGTTGAATAATCGTTCGCGCGATACTGATGTGCAAGCAGGAGTAAGGTTGCGGCACAATATAGGGCGTCTAATAGCAAAAGAAGAGAACTTCTTTTTTCCAAAGATAGACTCTACTCCTGAAGAGCTAAAGGGCTACATCGCACTAATGGATACAGTGCTTAAGAAAGAATAACGATGAGATTGACTGTACCTAAGGACGTTGCATCCAGACTAAAAAGTTATGCACTAATGATTATTGGCTCAGGTGGCAAGAATCCATACTATAAGGAATATCCTACACAAAGATGGCCTGCCTATGCGTATGGGGAAATTGCTGCAGAAGAGTACGCCTACTTCTTTCCAAAAGAAGGTAGCTCCATTGAGGAGTTGACCGCATATGTATCGATTCTCGATACGATGTGGCCTTGTGCGAAAAACTAAAACAATGTTGCTTGACGACTACACAAATTTAAAAAACATAACAAGCAGTTTTTGTTTTCCCAAACAGATAACTGAAGATCAATCCTCTCCGTACTGCAAAGATGTGCTGTCGGAACTAAGAAAAAGATATAATCACTGCAGAAGATACACCGTTATTTCAATATCCAAATCTGCCGATTGTGAGATAATTCTTTACAAAAGAAGACTTGGCAGCCGATATTTTGTTGCAATTCTGAATTCTTTTTCCCGATACTCTATTTCTTGTAGAGAAGGAACCCTGTTTGGCTGTGAAAGTGCAGATAGCTCTTCTTTTCTCAGGTATTATCGTGCAAGAAAACGACTATTGAGTCTTCCGGTCACTTGGCCAACCGGAATCTTGGCGGCGTTGGATGTCAATTTCATTGATTCATTTTTCGAATGAACTTCAAATATAAAGAAAGAGCAACAAATGAACAACGAAGAAGCGTATCGATCACTACTCCTTGTCCTGCAAGATCTGAAGAAAAAGAAAGACAAACTAGAGCTAGAGATTGACCAGACTAATGATCGGCTTTCTGATCTTTGGCTTAAGATGACACCCGAAGAAATCGAGCGCGTAGAGGCCTCGGTTGGAAGAGGCTTGTTTTCATGCGACCCCAGGCTAATCGAATTGGTTGGGCAGTATGTCGAACTAATGGGAGAGGCAAACTCAAATACACTCATGATATCAAAACTCCCTTCAAAACCAAAGAAAGTTACAATGAAAGAAATTCCAAAATTCGCATTTGCACTCACAAGCGAACATGCCACTGACGACTTCCTGCCGGCTCGTGCAAACCCAACCGATACCGGCTACGACGTAAAAGCCTGCATCCCATCAAAAGACGGCTGTCCCGCAGTGATTGATATTCCTGCAGGTGGGTTTGCAACGATTCCTCTCGGAATCAAAGTATTTATTCCAGCGGGCTATTGGCTTCAACTGAATAGCCGCAGTAGCTGCTTTACGAAGAAGAATCTAGTTTGTTTGGTCGGCACAATCGATGAAACATACGAAGGCGAAATGAAATTCGCTGTCGCCAATATGAACAAGCATGCTGTTTCAATCGAGCATGGCGAACGAATTGGCCAGCTAGTCCCGTATCGTCGTGAAGAAATCAATGTTGAACTAGTTTCAGAAGAAGAGTTCAAGCAACTAAGTGAAGGCCGAGAAAATACCCGAGGCACGGGAGGATTTGGAAGCACAGGAAAATGAAGGACTACTGCTCAAAGTATCCGTTTGAAGAGTTTCGACCAGGCATCAAAGAGATGCTCGAAAAACTTGCCGAGTACGACAGCAAGCGTTTTTTTATCATCAGAGGTCGCACAGGGAGCGGTAAAAGCGGAGTTTCTGTTGCAATATCAAGAGCATACGGATGTCACATCCTGACAGCTACAAAAATGCTTCAGGATCAATACGCCTCAACCCCTCAGTTCGATCTTGAGTTTGTACTCAAGGGAAAAGGCAACTATACCTGTAACATCACCGGGCAAGGGGCGGCAGAAGCGCCTTGTAGTGGCAAAACCCTTTTCCAAATCGGCAAAAAGAAGCATGCTATAAGCGTGCAAACCCCCGCTGAACTTCGAGCCGATTGTGTCATTAAAAATGGCTGCGAGTACTATGTTAAGAAAGGTTCCTTGGCCTCAACAGGCGGAGGAATTCTTAATTATGACTTGGCGTTTGTTTCTGGATTCAACGGAGAGGCTGTTGTTCTTGATGAGGCGCATAACTTCATCGATAAGATTCTTGACATTTATGCAATCGATATCAGTCGCAAAAAGCTTGCTCAACTTGTTGGAATTACCGATACTCCAAACCAGACAACGCTTGTTGAATGGCTAAAAGTAATTCAAGCAAAAGCAGCCATTAAGTTTGAGATGGCGGCAGCAGGCCCAGGAAGAGATCAGCTTAAGTCGCTTGCTGACAAAGCATTAACGATTATCTCGGAAAAACCACTGCCTGGCGACTTTTATGTTAATGCAGACGAAGAGCAAATTCAAATCAAACCATTGTTTCCGCACAAGATTGCACACAAGTTCTTTAATCGCTTCAAGAAGGTGTTCTTCTTATCTGCAACAATCGACACTGACTTTGCAGCTCTGCTGGGATTACCGCCAACTCAGACAATTGAGTACAATCTTGAATCAACTTTTCCGATTGAAAATCGGCCAATCTACTTTCCGAAAGATATTCCCAACCTGAATATGAAGTCAAAGATTGAAAAAGATTTGCCTCAGATTGAGATGCTTGATGCGATCATTGCAGCTCATCAAGAAAGAGGAATTATACACACTGCAAACTATAGAATTTTCATGGCGTTGCAGTTGATGTATCGAAAAAACAACCGATTTACTTGGGTGGAACAAGGAAAGAACAAAGCCGAACTACTAGCAATTCATGCGGCCAAACCAGGTTCAATACTTGTAAGTCCAGCTATGATTGAAGGTGTTGATTTGAAAGATGACCTTGCAAGATGGCAAGTTATTTTCAAGATTCCTTTTCCAGCAAAGACAGAGTATATTCAGGCCTTAGAGTCAGCAATGCCAGGTCTTTATGAGGCGACAACGAGAAACAATCTTGTTCAAGCTTATGGCCGGCCAGTACGTTCGGAAACAGATTGGGCGCACACCTATGTGCTTGACGGAAGCCTAAGATTTCAATTGCAAAAAATAGATAGTTATTTTGCGCAAGCAGTGAAGATGGGCGAATCTGAAAAGCTAAAAGAAGCACTGAAAAGTGGCAAAATAGGCGGGCCGATCATACAAAAAAAGGACACCGATGTCATTCTTTGACGAAGCCAAGAAAAAATTAGGACAGGCCTTAGGCCATCCTTACGTTCAGAAAGCCTCACTACTAGGCGCTGAAGTCCTAGAGATTACTGCAAGTTTGGCGCATAATAAAAACCCCATCAGCATTGGTGGCGCAATGATGGCAGGCGCCAACGTACTTGCTTCCGCTTTTGATGTTGCGATTGAGAGTCCACTGACCTACTATCTCAACAAACATGATCTAAAGGTATATGAAGGGAATCTGCATAAGCTGCTCCTGAAAGCAGGCGCTGGAGAGACATTCAAAGTTGTCACCGCATTTGTGTCAGAAGATATCAATCTTATGAGGATGGACATGGGTGACAACCAGTATATTTACTGGAATGTCACAGGTAAGTCCATCGACTCATATGATGGGCTCGCTGATACCGACAATGTAGCAAGTCAATATTGGACAGAAGCAGATTTTAACATGCAGAAGGTGCATGACTTCTTCTGGGCAAAGTTTCCTACTGGAATTGGGTTGGCATACGGTAAAAGCTCAGAGAACGCTGGGCGCAGAGGCCCCGATATCTTTTCGCTTCCTCCTGCGAATCTTTACTCAGACTCTACTGCGCACCCAATAGCTGACATCAGCCAGTATATTTCAAAATCAAAAGAGCTAAACATAAGCAGAAGCTTTCTCCTCTATGGTCAACCAGGAACTGGTAAAACCAGCTGGGTTGAACGTATCGCGCAAGAATTTGCAAACAGAATCGTCAAAGTAGACTCTTCTTATTTGCATGCAGTCTCTAGCACAGAGATTGAGCAAATTCTTTCGATCCTCAGTCCACAGATTGTGCTGTTTGATGATTTCGATAGAATTGACTCTGAGCACTATGAAGGACAATTTCTCTATATCACCGAGAATCTAAAGAGAAAGTACCCAAAGATTACCTTCTTCGCCACAGTGAATGAACCAGAAGACCTTGGGGCAGCCTTACTGCGCCCAGGTCGCTTTGATGAAAAGCTAGAGTTCCTCCTTACTGAGAGTGTTGACTGCGTAAAAATTGTCAAAATGTATGCGCAAGATCACAGCTTGACTCTGTCGACTGAAGAAATTGAATGTGCGCTCGGCGGAACGGGATTTACTCCCGCAGAATGCAAAGAAGCAATTAGTCGCAAGGTTCTTCGTCCGCAGCTGGACCTAAAAGATATTTTCGACAACCTGCTACAATATCGCGGATTTGGCGATAACAATAGTGAAATCAAGCGCCGTAAGAAACCTAGCCGCAGCAAGACAAAAGCTCGCCTACTTAAGAGGCTTAAAATAGCCCCAGAATCGGTGGAATGAAGATGAAAGTCAACCTCGCTACGCCAGTCCGGTCATCAATGGGATACGCTGAAATGGCTCGGCGAGTTTGGCCGGGTTTTTCAAAGGTGTTTGAGCCTGGAATCGTAGAGATTCCAATGCAGCTTACCGATCAAGACTTAGGCGGCACTTGTGCAGAAATGCACAAGACAGCAGCGCACCAATCGCCACATGCCACTATCGTTAACATGGTACCTGTCTTGTTTGCTCGCTATGCAACAAAAAACACAGTTGGCTGTACGACTTTTGAGGCAAATCAAATCCCAGCAGATTGGGCACAAATCTGCAACAAACAGACTGCTATCTTGACGACCACTGACTGGAATCGTACCGTTATGATTGAGTCTGGAGTGAAGGTGCCAGTCATAGTCGTTGAGCCTGTATTTACAGAAACGAAATCCATTCCCAAGTCAGATAGTGTGTTTCGATTCTATAGTTCCTTTCAATGGAGCGCCAGGAAAAATCCCGAAGGTCTGATTCGTGCATTCGTTGGCGCTTTTGACGGTCGTTCAGATGTTGAGCTCACTATCAAAACTCACATCAGCAGCGATGAAGGCGCGGATCGAGCAAAGATCTCTGCTGAGATCAAGAGAATCGTTGGGCTTTGTCTTGCAAAAGCTCCTCCTAAAATTAGACTCGTTGTTGGAAATATTGCAGGGGATAAGATTCAAGCTTATTCGCGTCAAGCCGATGCACACATCTCTCTTTCCTTTGGAGAAGGGTGGGGTCTTCCAGCTTGGGAAGCAGCCGAATCAGGTCAGCCATTGATTTGCACTGACTGGGGTGCCTATAGTGAGTGGGCGAAGGAAAATCCTTTTCTCGTTGATTCTCGCCTTCAACCGATTTATGGCATGGAGAAGTCAATCAGCCCTTTCTACAATAGCTCAATGAGATGGGGAGACCCAAGTATTTCCTCTGCAATCGATCACATGCGCTGGATAGTCAGTAATCAGAGCCTGGCGAAAGAACAAGCCGGTGTATTCGCCAAGAATTTGGAGAAGTACTCTACAGAGCGTCAAGAGTTGGCGTTCAACCAACTTCAGGCTTTGCTGTGAAATTAGAAACGTACGCCTATACTCATGGCACCCTTCAGCAACTCATTGATGCCGGAGTCGATGTTGATCTCGCGCGGTACATTTCAAAGCTTCCTGATTACTGGAGAAAGGGCCATGCTGCAGCAAAGCCCTATCTAACAATTACTGATCGCGAGAATTTTCTTTTGAAGCGAATCGACGTAGATCATCCAATGGCAATTTTGCTTTGTGAGTTAAACGACACCTTTAATCCGATAAGAATGCCTTTCAAGCTATTCAGAATTGGCATGTACACTGCCTCCAGGGCAAACATATCTGACCTAATCGATGGCAACATTTGGCATCGTGTTAATGGAATAACAACTCTTTTTGTACCTAAAAACAAAAAAGTGCAACAAGCAATTAAAAGCTTGACCAAGCTAATGTCAAAAATCAGTCCCAAGTATACAGAGAAAATCATTTGGTCAGCCATTCATCTAGCTTCTAAATACGAACTAGAGGAGATTCCATTTTGGACCTAGAGCACTACACCATGTTGTATGGCAACAAAGCAGACTTGCTAAATATTGGGGCGGACCCAAGAGCTGCCGATGTCTTGATCTCACTGGGCAAGAAAAGAGCTTTGCTTAGTCGAAATCCCTTCGATATGGTGACAAATCTTCGCGAAATAAAAGTGCGCACAGACAAAGACAATAACATTGTGACGCTTTTTGCTGACCGATCAAACTACAATCAAAACAACAGTGCAGCTCCAACTCTCCTTGAGATCAAAGAATCTTTCACATTCCCATACTCAGTATTGACAAAAGGCTGGGTCAGGACTTATGAGATAAATGATCGTCATGCTTTCGAGTTTCACTTTGTAAATGGACTAAGATCTAGGGCGTCTATTTTTGCAACACTTTTTGCAATTTCTCTGGCGATGCCATTTTTCTTTCTGCTTTCCCCTCCTATTTTATTCACACTCTCAAAATACAAAGACATTTCAGGAAAAGTAAAGCGCAAGCTACACCGACGCAAAATGAAAAAAGACAAAGAAAGGGAGCCGTGGATCGATGATCTATAAATTCAAAATAAATGACACTGTTCGACGTCTCAATGAACCAGACGGCCAAGTATTCATAATAGATCAGAAATCTGTCACGGGATCTGGAATCAATCGCTATAGGCTGAGAAACCCAGCCGCAATACCTGCCTGGTATGACGAGGACAAAATCGAAGAGGCTGGCCTAACTGAATGCCATGAATTCAACATTGGCGATACAGTCTACATTAAAACGGGCAGACATGCTGGTGTTCCACTGCAAGTGAACGAAAAATACTTAGGTAACACCATATACTATTCGCTCAAAGACTTGGCCGCAGATCAAAAAGTACTGAGTCCGCTTGGATCTTATTGGTATAACAAACAAGACGTATTCTTTACTCCAACAGGTGATGCTTCGTCTAGCACAGAAAGATTTCCTTGGGAAGAGGAAGAAGAAGACAAAAGTATGGAATTCAGACAAAAAACCACAGCCGAGCCTCCTTCTGCCATTGTCGCAAGCAGCGCTATAAACGACCAGTTGCGTCCCGCCATCATCATAGACGCCTTTATGGAAACAAACGTTCAATTGGTACTCACTCTAAAACAAGCTCAAGAGCTTAGCTCCGCCTTGGCAAAGCTAGTAGGTCGTGCCGAACAGTTTGAAAAATCAATCAAGGAGTTCTTATCAGCACCATGAAACTTGCAATGACAATGACCGCTTTCAAACGGCCTGAATATTTGGAAAATGTGCTAGTTAATCTGGCGAACGCCAGAGCAAAGGCAGACTACAAACTTTATTTTGGCGTGGAGCCAGCGAGCAAAGAAGTGCTTGATGTCTGCAACTCTGTTGCGTTTATGCCAAAGCACGTTCATCTCAATCCCAAGATCTTGGGCGTACGAGACAATCCCTATCAGCTTCTCAAGAGAACTTTCGACGCAGGTGCTGATGGAGTTCTTTACCTAGAAGACGATTTGCAAATTACCGACGACACCGTAGAGATGGCTTCTTGGTATTTTTCACATCCTGATGCTGATCGTTATCTTTGCCTCAACCTCTATAACCATGACTCCTCGCTGTCAGCCGATCCTGCCGCACTCTTTGGTGGCGACAAATTTTCTGCACTTGGGATGGGAATCACAAAGCATCAGTGGAAAACTCACTTTGAGCCAAACTGGTACGCAGACAAACGCGGCTGGGACTTTTGTTTCACCAATATGATTTCTGATGGGCTAAAAGTCCTGCAACCAAGGATTTCTCGCTCCCATCACATTGGTCGATTTGGCGGGGTGCATTATCGTGCAAATATGCACGACCACCTCTATGTAGACAATCCAATCTGGACTGGAAAGCCAGTCGATTATTTTATCGAGGCAGCAGATGCCGTATAAGTTAATTATGTCTGATATGGCCCGACTATCTGTCCCATGTCGTGATGTTCTCGATACAGATGTTGAAGAGCTGACCGTGCTCAAAAATGTCTTGAGAAATATCTGTGAAGAAAACGAAGGGCTGGGGTTGGCCGCGAATCAAATTGGCTCAAACCTAAATGTGTTCTACACAAATACCGCTGGGCCAAAATGGTATGTGAATCCCGAGATTCTAGGCGCAAAGGGAGAGATTCTTTGCACTCCTGAGGGCTGCCTTTCGTTTCCTGGTGAGATTGTTTTAACTCGACGTTTTGAGGAAATTGAAATCGCTCACGCCAGCGGTCCCAATGAAATTCTAAAAGGACTACACGCTGTAGTCTTTCAACATGAACTTGACCATTTGCATGGAGAAACCATGCACAGAAAGAAAATAGTATGAACGATACCCGTAAGATGTGCCGAGCTCGCGCCAAGATTGAATACAAGAAGATGCAAAAGAATCGAAGTGTGCCCCAGGGTGTCGCGTTCCATTCTTTTTTCGATTTCTACATGAAGAATCAAAATATTTTCGTGCAGGCTGCACGGGTTCAGGCCGAAGTTGATCGCAGGAAGGCAAGCGTACCATTGTCGGTGGCAAAGACCGCGACTGAGTCAATGGTGTCAGATATTGATGATTCATTCCTGATCTTCGACGAAGACGAGGATGAAGCTGTTTCGCTTGATGAGCTTGACGACGAAGCGGTCAGTGACGTCAACGAAGCCTTGAATAGTGATGGCGCTGCCAACGATGCGTAAAATTAATGACGAGATCTCTGCAGACCGCTTAGTTTCGATCCGCCTGCCATTTAAGCCTGTATCAGTTCCAGTAACTGAGTCACTTCAATTTGATGACTCCCAGAGTCGCTGGGTTCACGCAACCCTTGTTTGGTTGAACGATGACCAAGAATGGGGTTTGTTTGAATTCGATAAGATGACAATGAACACACTGAACGCATACGCTTTGCGGAATCACGGCATGCAAAAGTTGGAAATTCTTGTCTCCCGACATGCTGATGGAACTGTTCGACTAAACGCTGGGTTTGATTCATCGATCCCAGTCAAAGAGTTGATTGGCGAAGCTCAGTTTGGTGTAATGGAAGATCTAGCGGGGAGGCTTATTGAGCGCTATCGCCGTATCAGTGCCAGCGCAGGCCCCGCACAACTCAAGATTTAAGAAAAAAGGAAGCACATGAAGTCACGAGAAATTGTTTTTGGAAAAGACGCGCAAGACCGTATCGTTAGCGGACTTAAGAAGACTGCAGATGCAGTCAAGTCAACCTTGGGCCCCAAGGGTCGGAATGTACTGATTCAGACGCCCGCCGGCTATCAGTTTACAAAGGACGGCATCACCGTCGCAAAGAACATCGAGTTTTCTGACAACCTAGAGAACATGGGTGCGCAGATTGCTCGTGAAGCTGGCAATCGCAGCGTTAAAGCTGCAGGCGACGGAACCACTACGACGATCACGCTCCTGAATGCAATCGTTCAGGAAGGTAAGCGCCACGTTGGGCTGGGTACCGATCCAATGAGTATCCGTCGTGGTCTTGATGCTGCCAGTCGTCAAGTTGTTCGTTGGCTTGAAGAACAAGCTGTTCCAGTCAAAGGAAGCGACGACCTGTTGCGTGTTGCTACGATCTCTGCCAATGGTGATGCTGCAATCGGCAAGATCATCGCCTCAACTCTTGAGCAAGTAGGTGCGGATGGCACCGTTACTCTTGAAGAGGGCAAGAGCACCGAAACAAAGGTCAATCTTACTCGTGGCTTTCAGTTCGACCGCGGCATGATTACCGAACACTTTATGAAGGATCAAGAAAAGCAGCGCACTGTGTTTGCCGATCCAATCTATGACTCTGTACTGGGTGCTGTTGACCCTCGCTTCCTTCCCGTTGCAGAGGGCGAGACTGCGGACCCCCGGTCCGCGTATGTTTGGCTGTTCAATGGTCGGCTTAACAGCTTGGTCAATGAAGACATCAAGCAGTCAATCATGGGGATTCTTGAGCGCATTCACGAAACTAATGTTCCTCTCGTTATTGTTGCGGAGGCTGTCGAGGGCGATTGTCTAAAGCTGTTGGCCCAAAACGCTATGGCTGGAAACCTTAAGGTTGTTGTTGTCAAGGCCCCAGGCTTTGGTCAGGATCGCCGAGACCTTCTTGACGATATGGCGGCCGCCACTGGTGGAACGGTTCGTCATCCTGAGGCTGGCGAAGATCTCTTCCGAGACTTTAATCTGCAGGACCTTGGAACCGTTCGCTTTGTTCAGGTTGGCATTGAGTCAACGATCCTAATCCCACCTGACGATCAGGCCGAAGCGATTGAAGATCGGGTTGCCGATATCGACAGCAAGCTAAAGGTAACAACCGATGATGAGTATCGTCACATCCTGACTCGCCGGAAGTCGATGCTAACAGGTGGCGTGGCTAGCATCGTAGTTGGTGGTCGGTCAGACGCAGAGGTCCGCGAGCTTCGCGATCTATACGAGGACGCTCTCTTGGCGGCTCGTGCTGCTGCGCTGTCTGGTCTTGTTCCAGGTGCCGGTACCGCCTTGGTTCGTGCCGCCCAGAGCCTTGAGGGATTCACGACCGGCAATGAAGCTCAGGACGTTGGCGTCTATATCCTTCGTAAGGCCATGCTTGTTCCATTTCAGGAAATCATCAAGAATGGCGGTGGAAAGATCTCGGCAGAAGTAGTCTTGCACAGTGTTCAAGACAACAAAAACCCCCACTACGGCTATGACTCAAATCTTGAAGAGTTTTGCGATTTGGTTGAACGCGGCATCATCGATCCTGCTAGGGTTGTAACCTCTGAGGTCGAGCACGCCACCAGCATGGCGGGACTTATTTTGAGCACCGACGTTGTGATTGGGTTTGATCCAGACCCAGATCTACTTCGGGCTTTGAGCGGCGCAACGCGCGGCTAAGATAAGGGCGCCTTCGGGCGCCTTTCTTTTTGAGCAGATCTGAATAAAAAGGAACAATGAGCAACAACGAAACCCTCCACGCCAACAGCGACACATTCTTAACTTTCGACGACGTCCTCCTGATGCCGCAGTATTCCAACATCAAATCTCGTGACGACGTATCGATTGCCTCATCAATTGGGAGGGGGATTAGCGAGATCAAATTGCAGCTGCCCATCATTGCTGCACCAATGGATACCGTAACTGAAAGTGCAATGGCATTTACTATGGCGGTCAGAGGTGGCTTTGGCATAATCCATCGTTACATGGAGATTGACCGGCAGGCACAGATGGTTGCGGATGCGGTTACGTCAATCGGCCCGATTGACGGAGCAGTTGTTGGCGCAGCAATTGGTGCAACCGGCGATTACTATGAACGGTTCACTGAATTGGTCGCTGCTGGCGCCAAAGTTATTTGCATAGACGTTGCGCATGGCGACCACTTGGTCGTAAAGGAAGCACTTGAGGCACTAGCTGGGCATCCTGATAGAGACAAAACCCATATCATGGCGGGAAATATCGCGACGTCAGAAGCCTACCGTCGGCTTTCTGATTGGGGAGCCGACTCAATTAGGGTGGGTGTGGGTGGCGGAAGTGTCTGCACTACGCGAATCAACACTGGCCATGGTGCTCCAAACATTGGCGTTATTCTTGCCATTGCAGCAGAGCGAGAAGCAAATGGCGGGGCGTCAATTGTGCTTGATGGTGGAATTAAAACCTCTGGTGATATCGTTAAGGCTCTCGCATTTGGAGCAGACGCGGTAATGTGCGGTGGAATGCTGTCGGGAACAACCAGCACACCTGGAGAAAAAACCTATAAAGAATGGGGTGCGCGACTAGTCGCTGCGCTTCCTGAGGGCTGGCGACCCGCCAAACTAAATGCCTGGCTAGATAGTAAGGCATTTAAGTCATTCCGCGGAATGGCTAGTCGTTCCGCTCAGGCCGCTTGGCGCAATAAAAAGCCAGCCTCATCAGAAGGATTGGCTACAGAAGTCAAGTACAAAGGCAGTACGCATGATCTAATCAGCGAAATTCAGGGGCACATCAAGAGTGGTCTTTCTTATTCAGGCGCCAGAACCGTCGAAGAATTAGTTGATGTATCTAGGTACATTGTACAAACAACTGCTGGCCAACGCGAAGCACACCCGCACATCCATTCAAAATGAATATCAAAAACCTTATAAGCGGCATCCTCCAATTTCTCGGGGGATTAATAATGCTACCCATCATTCTTCTTATATTTACTTCGATAGTTGTATGGGACTTACTACCTCTCCCAGAACGCTGGCGTCGCAAATCTGGCGGGCTTTATGGCTAATTCAATCAATTCTTTTCTGACGACAATTGGCAGTCGCAGCACCCCTCAAGACATTCTTGCAGATATGAAGGCGCTTGGAGCATCTCTGGCAGCGGCTGGATTCACTGGCCGCTCCGGTCACGCTGGCGGTGCCGACCAAGCATTTGAGATTGGCTTCAATGATCAATTTGAGATCTATTTGCCATGGCCAGACTTTGGTTGCGATACTCCGTACCGCGGAAAAACTTTTGTCTTTGCCGATGACAGCGTAGCAATGCAAATCGCTTCTGAAATCCATCCGAATTGGAAGGCATGTAGTCGCGGAGCAAAATTACTTCATAGTCGCAATGTCTATCAGGTCTTAGGCGCAGACCTTAAGACGCCAAGCATCGCGCTCATTTGCTGGACAAAAGATGGTAAGACTATAGGTGGAACAGCGACTGCCATCAATCTTGCCCGACGAGAGACTATTCCTGTCTATAATCTTGCCACTATGTCGTCCGAAGAAGTATGGAAAGAAATATGCAGCTTGACGACTACGGAATAATGTTTGACCTGAATGAAGGACGATTTCCTTCTGCATTCAAACAGAGACTGCTTACTCACAAGAATGAACTCGGCAATCGTATTAGTTTGTCTGAGCTTTTTCTCGCAATTCCCAATCTTGATTTGATTTGCCATCAGTACAAAGGTTATTTGAATAAAACTATAAAGCCTGCCATTCCATACATGCATATCTCAACCCAGTGGAACTCCAAGCCATTCTTTAATATTTATTTTGACCTAGTCCCTGAGACAAACATGTTCACTACAGGTGGAGGATACATTGATCTCTTGAAGAAACAAGAGCGGTGGTTCTTGGAACCTAATTATGGATTCAGTATAAAGAAACCAATCGAAATCGGTGTCCGTTTCAACACTTTATTCAGTGGAACAAAAGAGAAAAAATGAGAATACCACTATATCCCATCAAATTGCTTCTTAATACGCGCAGTAGCAACGCTGAATATGAGGAATCTAGCTGCTTCTCGTGTTTGGATGGTGGAAAAATCGTTTCAATGTGTTTGGACTCAACAAAAACAATTCTAACTGTTGAGTTTGAGCGAACTGAGTTGCTCCAACTTGGCTACAACTCAAGCCATCTCGTCGCTAGGTTTGAGGCGGTTGGTGACTGCTGCAACAGTGTTTGGTTTGAGTCGATTGATGGCATGGATACTGTTGGTACTGTTATTTCGACTGAGGAAAAAGGATGGAATGCGATTAACGAAGGCGAGCTGGGTGACGATGGGGACTTTGAAGACCAGGGTTTCTGGACTATTTGGACAACCGGCGGGATGATTGACGTTCAGGTTCGAAACAGTCACAATGGGTATTATGGCGGAAACGTTCGAGTACTGGATATAGAGCCTGTTGGTCACTGCAATGATTAATCTAGACCGCGCAGCGGCTGGATCGCCGTACCCTCAAATAGAACTAGAAATTTATCGAGCGCTACGCCAAGTTAGACCAAACGAATATCAAAGTGAAGTTGGTGCGTGCATTGATTCAGACAATGAATTTATAGCCAGTCAATTCGGCTTTCTTGGTTCAGAAATAAGCTGGTTTGCTTCCGCATCCGCTGCGGTAGAATGGCTAGCCGAACATGCAAACAAAATTCTTTACTGCTCAAACGCAGAGCACCTGTGCAGTCGCAGACTCGCGGGGGTAGAGCTGCCACTGCAATTAGGCAGCTTCTCCGGTCATCACATTCAAAAAGATGCACTAGTTGTAGTGAGTCTAAAAAATAATGAATTTGGCTTTGCACCGAGCAATGCTGACGTTGACTTTCTAACCGCTCGGCCAACATCAATGTGGGTCGCCGTAGATGCGACTGGAGCCAGCCCCGCTGACTTTCTTTCTCCATTGGTACAGTCTGCCGACTTTGTATTCGCTTCGCCTGCGAAATGGGGCGCCCTGCCAGGATGCGGATTTCTTCTTGCTAGAGCAGGCAAGATTGTTGCAGATGGAGACCGCTGGACTGGCTGGGGAAAAGGTACGCCGTCCTTGGTGAATATTTTTGCTTCGGCAGGTAGCCTTCGATGGCTATCTTCAGAACGTGGCCAGCAAGCTCTCTCACTCGACTCAGCAAAGCACCAGCTATTAGACCGTACCGCTGCAGAGCTCGGCTGGCAAAAAAATGGATCTGGATTAGGAGTAAGCAATTGGGCAACAAACCTACCTGGAGAGATACTTGTTGGAGCACTGGCTGACGCAGGTGTCTTGACCGCAAGAGGTGCAGCATGCAGCAGTAACTCAACTCGCCGATCAGATGTGGCAGCAGCATTGCTTGGAGAAGATATAGCTGGTCGCACAATCAGAATTAGTTGGGACGCTTCAACAAGAATAGAAGATTTTGAAGCAGCAATGAAAATTGTAACAGATGTTTATCGTAGATGCAGTAATTTGCTAAGAGCAAACAACGGAGAAGACAATGAGTAAAGAATCAAAGACGGATGTTCAGACGGCTACAACTGGCCAAACAGTATCGGCTACGTTCGTCCCAAGCCAACAGGAGCTGGTTGAACAGCTTAATCTTGCACTGGCTATGATCGAAGCATATGGTCAGCGGCTAGACGCTCTAGAGGCGGTCAATACGGCTCCCCAGACCGTCAACATTCATGACGGCCGTGCCCGCGTACTGTCAAATGACGCCCCTCCTTCAACTGGAACGGAAGTAACTCCCGACAATCTTGCTAAGTGGCAAAAGCTGCAAGAACAGCGCGCCAACAGTGCTTCTCGTGGGCCACTCAAGGTCGATCCCGCTCGTCTTGAGCAAGTGGCTCGTGAAATTGAGGGCCAAAATCTGACTTCTGTTCAGGTCCGTCTCCACAATATGAAGACTGCTGGAAAACTGGCGGATTTTCGAGTTCTTCCTCCTGGTTCAAGTAGCCCAACTGATCAGCGGGCTGATCGGTTACTTTTGACCTGCGATTCGAACGGTTTCATAATTGATGCAGCCGTTGGCTGAAAGCACATTTTAAAGAATGGGAAAAAGAGGGTTTTGGCCCTCTTTTTTACTTTTGTTCCTGCTGTAATCAATCGTGATGACCAAACGACTGACCACAGAAGAATTTATTGAGAAGGCAAAATCTGCACATCCAAACGATAGATATGACTATAGTCAAGTCGACTACCAGGGAAATAAAGTTCGAGTCAATGTCGTTTGCTGCAGACATGGTGACTTTCAACAAATTCCCAGCGACCACATGCGGGGGCATGGCTGTCATAAATGCGACATAGAGAACCGCCCAAAGAAAAGCAATAGCTTGTACCTAGAGAGGCTTGAAAAAGTATCATCTGGAAAAATATCTGCTCTTGAGCCTTATGCAGGAGTGCATGAAAAAATCTTACATGCCTGCGCGGACTGCGGCCATCATTGGAGGGCAACCGCACACAACATTCTCTCTGGTACAGGGTGCCCTGCTTGCATCAAGGCAAGCAAGGGAGAAGAGGCGATTTACAAATGGCTAGAGACAAACAAAATCCATTGTGTGCGACAAAAGCAGTTTAGAGAGTGCCTACACTTAAGACGGCTTCGCTTTGATTTTTTCCTGGATCAGCGCAATACCTGCATTGAGTATGATGGAGAGCAACATTTTCAATCAGTATCTTGCTGGGGCGGAGATGACGCATATCTTAATGCCAAAAAACGCGATGAAATCAAAAATGAATTCTGCAAGAATTCCGGAATCAAGTTGGTCAGAATATCCTATCTAGATAAAGATGAGATTGACAAAATTTTAAAGTCTGAGCTGTTGGGCTCAGATTCCTTTTAGGACAGATGCGTGTCTTGCTATAAACAAGGAGGGCGCAGGCTCTCCTTGTTTTTTTATACGGAGTAACTATGAAGACGGCTATACTTTTTCGCAAAGATTCAGACAACGAAGAGGAATTTAAAGTGGCAGAGTCTTGCCTCTCGACCTATTCTTCTCGTTGCGCTATACCACAAGACACCCTAGTCGTAGGCCGGTATAGTGTCCTACCTTACTACAAAGAGCTCGACAATGATCTTGTCTTAAATGGAAGTCGCCTAATAAACTCCTACAGTGAGCATTGTTGGATTGCAGACATGCAACAGTGGTATTCCTATTTCGAAGATCTAACGCCGAAGACTTGGTTTTCTTTGTTTGACGCAAGCAAAGAGAATGGGCCGTTTGTCCTCAAGGGCCAGACAAACTCTAAGAAGTTTGAATGGGACACCCACATGTATGCAGCTGATCGCACGGCACTACCAGAAGTGTACTGCCGACTTCAGAATGATAGCTTGGTTGGCCAGCAGTCAATCTACATCCGTCAGTACGTTCCGCTTAAGAAAGTTTCTACTGGGTTGCGCGGGCTTCCGATCACAAATGAGTATCGCACATTCTTCTTGGATGGTGAGCCGCTTGTGACCGCATACTACTGGAGCTCACACAGCGATGAACTTAGTGGTCAAGAGCGAAAGCCGCCAGAATCTTTCATTAAAGAGATCGGCAGCAGAATCAAAGCCCGGTTTGTTGTGGCAGATATCGCAGAGACAGAGAGTGGCGACTGGATTCTTATTGAGCTCAATGATGGGCAAATGAGCGGGCTTTCTGAGTGTTCGGCTGTAGAACTTTATACGGCACTTGCTAAAAAACTAGGAGCATAATGGCAGACTTTAGCTTGGAAAGACTTGCCTGGGACAGAGGGTTGCCATTTTATGGGTTCGATGAAAGTTCATACGGATCCGCAGCAGGCTCCATGTGGGTTGCGGTTGTATCTTTCGATCCATCCGTATCAGAGGCAGATCTCGCGGGTGTCAAAGATAGCAAAAAGACAACCAAGGCGCAGAGGACAAAGCTTGCTGCGCGCATTCGTGAACTTGGAAAGTGGAAGCTTTGGGAGGTTACGGCTAAAGAGATAGATGAGGGAAATCCCTATTATCTTAGGTACGAAGTAATGATGCCATGGCTTGCTCTTCGTACTCCCGGCGTTACTTGCTTTGATGGAAATCGCGCATTGGTTGCTCCTCCACACGAAAATACTTATTGTGTGAAGGGCGACAATGTGTCCCTTTCAATTGGGGCCGCGTCTATCCTTGCCAAGGAGGCTCGCGACCTGGAGTGCGAGCAATTAGATAAACAATATCCCGATTGGGGTTTTCTTGATCACTCAGGATATCTTTCGACAAAACACCAAGAGATGATAAAAAACCATGGCGTTCTAACAATTCATCGGCAGAAATATGTCCGAAATATACTCGCTGCCAAGACTACAGAATCGGTAAACAAGGAAGAATGATTTCAGCACTTGGTCCAACAGACAACCAGATCGGCGGCGCAGAGAAAAAAATCTCTGCTGGCTGGACTATTGCATCTGTTCACCCACGCTTCCCTGAAAAAAACTTCAAAGTCTATCGCGAAGTCGATGGAGTCGGGTTTGCCAGCGATACATCTGGCGCAAGAATGCAGCACCTCCCAAGGTCACTCGGCTACTCCTGCGCCCGCGAAACTGCAAAAAAATTCTTTGGCGCGATACCCGCCCCTCACTGGGCGGGTCATTTTTTGACCGCTGCCGTCGCGCTCGCAATCAGCACCAACGCTGCAGTAAAAATTTCTGCTCCAGTTGTGATTTCTCAATATCTGCGTTCGTTTGGCGCCAAGTACGACACTGGCCGCGATCCAATTCAATTCTACGACGCGAACCGACAAACGTTGGCTCGCCTTAAGAAACCTAAGTCCGCAAGCGCAATCATAGCCTTACTCTTAAAGGAGATGGGGCTAGACAGTCAAGCACAAGTACTTCTTCACCGTGGAACTCACGGAAAACTAGAATCTGTTGATTTAAAAACAATCTGCCGCCGATCCGTTGTTATCATACCTTTAGCCAACTCGGTATCTGCCGAAGTAGCTGATCAAATGTTTTATGAGTTATCAACAGGCATAGTAAAAACTTCTGCAATAGAGCTTTGCAAAAAAACTGACTGGAAATCCTTCCAAAAACAAGCGGCCCAGCTTGACCTATCATCTGACTACTTTTCTAACTTTGTTGAAAAGTACATGCAGAAAAATATAACTAGAGGAATGTTCAAGCCTGTCTTAAATGAAGACCAGGCTGTCCAATACATTCGTCACTCATCAAAATATAATGGAAATACGCCCTACCAACGCAGCTTAATCCGAGAAGTTAGGCAGATGTATGCCGACGGATTTAAGTGTCATTACCGAACCACCGCCAATAGCTCCCGAATGTTTGGAGTCGGCGGTGGCATCCAATTTATACCAGGATCAATTCGAAAGGCCATCTTTCCAAACCTGATTGAGCTTGACTTCGCCAACATGCATCTTGCTATGGCGAACAAAGAGTTGAATCTTGGATTTGACCTTTCTACTTCCTTTTGGTCCCAACTCTACGCAGAGCAAGCTCCATTGCTCGATGAGCTCACGGCCGCCGCCAGTGGCAGCATGCAGCTCGACGAACTACAGGCTGTCAGGCCGGCTATCTACAGTGATCTCCCTTCTCACATTCAGGTCCAGCGTCAATTCATGACGGAATCTTTTTTGAAGGATTTCAACAAGACCGCAACATACGCGGTGCTTTTTGGAAAGCCGGCATCCAGTCATATCCATGATACCACGCAGGCCCTACGAGATCGTGGAGTTCAGCATGGCTTTGCCTTGATCTTGGCCAGAATCATTTGTCGCAGCGGGCTCATTGGAAAAATCTCTGATGGGCTAACTTCTTTTTGCAAAGAGGCTAGCTGGTCATTCAAGGATCTCAGTCGGCACTTTCAATCTCTTGAGGGAAAGTATGCTGAGCACCTCTATCAGATTGCTGAGGAAATGGGCACAAATCGAGTTCGTATCTTGATCCACAGTCACGATGGAGTTTCTGTTCAGTTTGCCAATCGAGAGGCAGCCACTCGATTCTTTTCTAAGATCGAAGAGCAACTGCACACTAAGCTAAAGGCTGATGGAATCGAGAGCCGGATAGAGGCCAAACTTTCCGATGGTAGAAAGATCGACCTGAAGGCCGTCTCAGATTCAGATCTTGTCGGATTCAATATCAAGGCCAAGCGCAAAATTAAGAAAAGCATTGTGCGATCTACCAAGAGCACTCTTCAGAGTACATCTCTAGCCAAGGAATTCTTTCCTATGGGCCTTTCGGACGTGCCGATGCTAAGATGCCTTCTCATTCCTTGGGATACAGGTCCTCCGTAAGAAAGAACCATTCAGAAAACTGAAAAAATACCCAGGCGGCCTCCAAAGCTGTCTATTTTTGCATTTCCGGTTGAAACACCGGCGCGCAGAACTACGCCGGCCTGGTGGTTTCCTTTGCAAATTGAGCTGTTTTTTTAGCCAGATCGCCCCAGAAATCGATCCTGAATTATTTACTTATCCGGTCGAATTTGCTCGGTAGTTCGAAAGAGGTCACATGCTTCAAGAGTGCTTCTGCATTTGGTGATTTGACTGGAAAGAGATAGAGGTAAGAGAGAGAGAGTTTCGACGATTTTTTTAATCCAAGAAGCTTACGTCTATCTTAATCCTCCCCCTCCTAACTACCAGGAGGAATACTATGAACTTATATACATATCGTGCTCGCTATCGCTCTAACTATGATGGGGACACTGTCCGCCTAGACATCGACCTTGGGTTTGGTGTGTGGCTCCATAACCAGTCTGTCAGACTGTTGGGTATTGACTGTCCTGAGCTACATGGCACGGATAGCGCAGCTGGGAAGCTTGCACAGCAAGCCACTGCTGCGATGCTCACTGCTGCTGGACAAGAAATTGTTGTACAAACATACCGAGACACTCACGACAAATATGGTCGCTGGCTTGCTGATATCTACTTTGGAGTAACTGTAGAGGCGGCTCTTGGGGAACTTGGTGAGGCAGATCGTTTTAATCTAGCAGAATGCTTGAGGGCGGCCGGTCATGTAAAGGGTGTGGTGCGAGGATGAATGACATTCACGGTAGTCCAGTTGTAGCTGGAGATTTTATAAGATTTCCTACTCCACTAAGCTATGGTCACCATATAGTTCAATTCAAGTACGCCAAAGTTCTTGGAATTGTCAAGTCTACTAAACTTGGACACCGAGAGGCCCTAAAGATTAGGTCTGTGTCCTTTACAAAAGAGTTTGACCTGCCTAAGGGAGGTACTCCAGTATGGAGTCTTTCGGGAAAGAGTGCCCGTCTAGAGAACCTCTACTACATAGAGAGGGTAGAGGAGAAGGATTTGCCACTGGCGGTAGCGGAGCTATTTAAACAATCAGACAGTTCTAAATCCGAAGAGTCTCAAAGTGAATAAATTGAAATTTGCAGATCAACCAGCAAGACTGCCTGATGACCAAGCTACACTGCTTGCACTGAAAGCAAGAAATATCGACTTAGACCCCATTGATGTATGGGCGGTCGTTCCTCTTTGGATGCTAGAGAGGCTAATTAAGGATTTTGACCGAATGGAACGGCAGACCTATCTGGAGATTGATGGGCGACCACATCAAACCAATGAGCACAGCAGTCTTGAGTCTGCGGTTGAAAACATTCGACGGTTTATAGGAGATAGCGATGAAGAATAAGACGTCAATATGGCCCGATCTTGTTAAATCGCTCGATGAGCTGGACCGCAAGAGAGGTTTTCGCCTGGGGTCGTCGGAAATCTTTGATTTATTTCTCAAAGCAAACCGTGACCCTGACCCAGAAAGCAGAGCCGAGCGCATAGAGGCACTGCTAGTGCAATATTACCCTAAGCCAATTCGAGACTGACTATCGCAATCACATCGTCAATAGATTCACGGTCTGTCAATTCTAAATCCAAATGACCTAGAGTACTCATGAAAGAACAGGAAGTTATGAAAGAACAGGAAACAGTAGAAAATATGGATGCCCTACTTAGGGCATGCGGAGAAGCCCTTGATGAGCTTGCATCTCCAGGCCCAACAGGTATTATACCAGAGTTTGAGACAATCGAATCTCCAGTATTTTCTTTGGAGGATCTCCGAATTAATATCCAAGACTTGTCTTGGTATGGCGGGTCGGTTACTGCGCTGACGACCGCGGAGAACAAGCTTCCTAACTTTAGGGAAATTCAACGCCGTGACATTGCGGCAGAGCTTGACCCACGAGTACTAAGCTCAATCCAATTATTTGGAGTCAAGCGATTGATTGAATCAAAGCTTGTTGAAGGCAGTGAGATCCTTAAGTGGAAAGAGTACAGCAGCCAGTTCAAGGGTTGGCTGGCTGGGGCCGCAATTTCACTACCCGGTGAGCTAGAAGTTGTGACAGAGATGTCTGAGCAGGCAGATTGGTACAAGAATAGCGCGGGGTACCTCCTTGACCCTCAGGAGTCAGGCAGTGACCTGGTGTTTGTCCGACCGCTAAATCAGCGGGAGTCTTGGCGCCGTCCATACGCTTACTGCGACTTCTCTGATCAAGCTCAAAACTATACTGTTCCATTGTATTGGAAACTAGCTATCAAGATAGCTCTTCGACTAGGCCATGAACCAGAAGTTAGCCCACTCTCTCAGGAAACAGAGGATTTCTGGATGTCTGGGGTCAAGAAGCAAGAGCATATTTGCTGCATCCTTTCTGGCTCAGACTTTCCGGTAGAGCTCCTACTTGACCGAGGTTGGATTGAAGGTGATCAACTAAGGCTTCGCCAATTTAGAATCAAAGATATGACTGCCGACAGCCAGGCCGCTTTGCTTTGGTTTCAGGAGCCACGCCGGCTGAATCTTTGGTCAAAGTTTGCAAACAAGGTTTCTGGATTCTTTCGTAAGTGATTTGAGTTGAGATCAGCAGGTGTAAGTTCTACAGAAGTTGGTGACAAGATGATTAGCATTATTATCGGACATAAAAATAGAACACACCTGCTGGTTCCAAATCTGCAGACCTTGTTGGCTCAAACAGACAAGAATTTTGAGATCGTCATTGTAGACAACAGTAGCCCAGAAGGGCTGGTTGAACTTAAGCGTGTAGTGAATGAGGCAAGGCAAGCTGGCTTGACGATAAAGGGCCTTCATATCGATCCAACCGCTCACCCAATGAGCCACCCCGTTGGGGAATATGGTGGAGCTTATAATCCTGCGCTCGCACAAAATATTGGCGTTCTTGCCGCGCGAGGCGATGTTGTGTGCTTAACTTCTCCTGAGGTCATCAATGCCTCTACAAATGTAGAGGTTACAGCCCAGCTCTTTTCTGACGGAAAGAGCCGCTTTGCTCTTGGTTGGATCGATGAACGTCATCAAAGTGCAGTTGGAAATATTTCTGCCGGAATCAGTGTAGCTGCAATGAAGGCACTATGTGTACGCCCAGGCAATGGCGCCATGTGCCGTGATGATGTTGCTGCCCGCCCATGGTTGCCGATTAACTATTTTCTTGGATACTTGCGCCGCGATGACTTTATCAAGGTCGGTGGTATCGACGAGCGGTTTCTGGAGTCAATTGGGTATGAAGACGATTTTTTTGCACGTTGCTGCGCTCAGGCAGGCTTTCCCGCTGAGTTTACGCCTAGCATTGCGGGGATCCACCTATCTCATAGCCGCGGCTACCAGTTTGGCGGGTCAAACAAAGCTCTTTACGAGTCACTCAAGCACCTAAGTGTAGCAAACGAAGGGTTTAATTGGGGGAGTAGGGAATATATTCGAGAGGAATTTTAACAAAATTTACGAACACACTGCTGCGCCAAGCTGTTAATTGCACTACGATGTAAATCAAAGTATGACAACTTCTGGAATTTATAAAATTACGAACATGATCAATGGAAAATGTTATATCGGCTCAGCTATAAATATCAAGAAAAGGTGGGAGCAGCATAGGCGCCAATTGAACAATGGAAAACACCACAGTGTATACCTACAGTCCTCTTGGGCTAAACACGGAGAGGCCGCATTTAAATTTGAGACAATTGAGGTGGTGGCCAAACAACACTTACTTGCATTTGAACAAGTTTACTTAGATTTATTTTTTTCTTACGAGCGATCCCGTGGGTATAATATTTGCGTTACTGCTGGGTCGCAGCTGGGAATGAAACGTTCCGACGAATCTAAAGCAAAAATGAGCCTGGCAGGAGTGGGAAGGGTCACTTCTGACGAGATAAAACTAAAGATTAGTAAGGCCATAACGGGTAAGATTGTTTCTGACGAGACAAGGGCGAAAATGAGTGCAGTCAAGATAGGCAACAAACATGGATTAGGGCATCGGGTTACTGACGAAGCGCGCGCCCAACTTCGCAATGCTCGGATTCATACAGGAAAAGGTTACTGTTTCAGCAAGAAGTATCTGCGCTGGAGAGGAAGGATTTTAACTTCATCCGGGAAAATCATATGGAAAGTTTTCCGTACAGAGGCAGAGGCGGCGGAGTGGATTTCCAAGGTGAGGGATATCGACTCTTCCACAAATAAGCAATCTATTTCAATAGTGGAGAAAATATGAAGATTCTCTCATGCACAGGAATTCGTCCTGATTTCATACGCATGTCTGCGGTATTTGGGCAGTTAGATGCCCGTGCAAATCATGTGCTCGTGCACACAGGCCAGCACTATGAGACAAGCTTATCGGATGTTTTCTTTAAAGACCTATCGATTAGGGCACCCGATTATAATTTGGCAGTAGGTGGGCCAGGGAAACCTCATTATTCTCAAGTTGCTGAGCTTTCTGTTAAGCTAACGGAACTGTGTCTGCAGGTACAACCAGATGTCGTGTGTTTTTTGGGTGATAGTAACAGTGTGTTAGCGAGTATTCCTCTTCATAAAGAAGGATTTAAGGTTGCTCATATTGAAGCAGGAATGCGCAGCTATGATCGGCGTATGCTGGAAGAAGCGAATCGCGTAGCGTGTGACCATGCAAGTGACATGCTTTTCGTGTATCATGAAAATTATGCCACGAAGGCACGAGCGGAAAATATATCTGACGACCGCATATCTGTCGTAGGAAATACAATCGTAGAGCCGCTGCGCAAGATTGCGGACCTTTCATACTCTCGCAAAGCACAGCATATTCTTCTTGACATTCATCGACCTGAGAATTTCAAATCTAAGCTGCGCATGGAAAAGATTATAGAGGCTGCTAGTTTTTATTCAAAATCTACAGGTTTGACGGTTAAGATGTTGGGCTTCTCGCGCACCCTTTCAGAGTTGGCAAACTTCGGACTCTCTCTTCAAGGTATTGAACTAGTTGAACTCATGGGATACCGAGATTTCATTAGGTTTCAGCAAAATAGCCTGTTTGTATTTAGTGATTCTGGGAGTTCTCAAGAAGAAGCGGCACTACTTGGTGTTCCTGTGATTTGTCCTCGTGACTTTACAGAGCGACCAGAAAGCATGCAGGCCAATTGCAGCAGACTTTTGGCATTAGAATCAAGCAATTTCAAGTCTGAGCTCGATGATAGCATGGTTTGGTTGGCTGGTCATGCCGCGAGTTTTGCAGGCCTGACTGATTGGCTTGGCGATGGAAGAACAAGCAGCAAGATTGTAGATATATTATTGCAAATGTAAGGAAGTCATGACATTCAACAAAATACCGAAAATAATCCACATATACTGGGGCTCACCTAAAAAAGAAATGTCGTATCTTCGATATATGTCTCTTGTGTCTATAAAGACATATTGTCTTGGGTGGAAAATTAAATTGCACATTCCAAAAAAACCAGGTGGTGCTGTCACCTGGAAGACAGGTGAGCAAGTGGACCTCGGCCCGATTCTCCAGAACTTCTTTGCTGACGCTTTGCTTATTGCTGATGAAGTAGTCGAACATGACTTTGAAGACTACGGCTTTTCAAATAGTGCCCACGAAGTCCACAAGGCAGACCACCTCCGATGGCAGCTGCTCGCTGGAGAAGGTGGAGTCTGGTCAGATCTCGATATCCTTTATACAAAGAGTTTGGATGAGCTGCAATTTGATTACGCACCTGATGACACTGCGCAGATTGATTCAATCATACATATCTACCCACAGTTTCGTGCCCATGCAATCGGGCTTCTAGGGGCCTGCCCTGGCAATGCTATGTTTGCAGCCTGTCGAGATAGCGTTGGAAATCAAAAGCTAGATACCTATCAGGCAATAGGCTCTGAACTGCTAAACGCAGAGCTGCGCACGATTTGGAAGATTCGCAATCGTTATCCAAATCTTGAGGTGGCCAACATCACAAGAAATTCTGTCTACTATATTCCTCCCACGTCGGTTGGTATGCTGTACGCAGAGATGGCTCCATTTGGGTTCCCCCCAGATAGCATCGGGTGTCATTGGTTCGGCGGGCATCCATTATCTCAAAAATTTGAGCACGACGTATATGGGCCAGATGCTCCAATGCCAAGTAATACAATGTCGGCACTATTGAGAGCTGCGATTGCGGCCTCTAAAAAAGAGACACCATGAAGATAGTTGGATTTGCACAGCACAGGAATGAGCTAAGTAAAGGAAATCTATACAACTGGCTGAAGTGCATGGAGAGCGTCTGCGAACAGATATATGTTTATGACCAAGCGAGTGACGACGGATCTATAGAAATCCTGAGAAATCACCCCAAGGTGACTTTGATTGAGTCACCGGTCAATGATTTTTCGAATGAAAGCTCCTGCAAAAGAGAATTACTGCAAAAGTTATTATTGGATCACCCTGATACAGACTGGGTATTTTGGATGGACTGTGATACTCTATTGGGTGATGATCTTTTAAAAAATGGAGGGGCAGAGTTGGTTAACGTCCTAGTACAAGCAAACAATTCAGGCGAAGAGCTGCTTTCACTTGGTCACTATAATCTATGGAGATCGGATCGATACTATAGAGTCGACAGCCAGTATCATTGGCTTTATGGAAATGGCGTCTGTGCTCTTTGGAAAAACAATGGAAAGCTGCATTTTCCTAATGAAAAAGGTCTTCATGGAAAAACTTATCCTGACGGGCTAAAACCACCACACCGAATCAATCACAGTCTAATCCACCGGGGTTTCGCCACTGACTATCAAATCACAACAAAGTACCATCTTTACAAGTCACATGGTCAAAAGGGGTTTGATCTAGAGCGCTTGGTTGATGAGCGGACCCTGAAGGTCGAACCACTTCCTTCTGGATTGCTGCCATCTTGGTACGAAAAGGATGCAGACGGCTCTGATCCTCGCCTGAAAGAAAAAATAACCAACATCTACAAGGGGACACTTTGAATAAATCTATAGAAGTTATCTCTTTGATATACCGCTCAAAAACATACTTGAATTTCATATGCGACCAATTCAAACAAGACCTGCACGACGTTCCAGGGTATGACGTTAAATTCAAGATAGTGGCGAACGACCCAAACGAGTCAATACTCAGCTCTCTTCCGAATTGCGGAGTGCCTTACTCAATATATAGGGACAACAGCCCTAACGATTTTTATTTAAATAGGGTTTACCGTTGCTGGAATTACGCTGGAAAGTCGAGTACAGCAGACGTTGTTTGTTTTGTAAATTCGGATATGGCGTTTAGCAAAGGATGGCTTGAGAGTTTAATGAGCTACTATGGCAAGGAGACTGTTGTAACTAGTCGACTTGTTGAGTCTGGTAGAATGCCATCCGGTACACACGGATATGGAAAAAATTTCGGAATGCATCCAAATGAATTTGTTCAGGACGAATGGGCCGCTCATGCTGAATCAGTAAAGGAGTACGCTGCCCATCCTGGTGGGCTGTATATGCCAGTTGTATTTGGGAGAGAACTTTTTGACGCGTCTGGAGGTTATCCGGAGGGCAATGTGTATTCGGCTGGAATAGGCAGGTCAGACAGCAAGTTCCTGCGGTCTGGAGATGAGTATTTTTTTAATTCTGTACTTGCTGCCAAGTTTGGCATGAGTCACGTAACGGCGTTTGACTCCCTCGTTTATCATTTTCAATCTGGTGAAATGCTGTTTCCAGGAGAAGAATGATGCCCCACAAAGTCGGATGGCTTGTAAATGACACGCTGACCTGCATCCCAGAGACAAAGACTCTGTGGCACGACCTATTAGAGTGGCTTCCGGGGCTAGTCGATAAAACAGGAGGCCTAACTGATTATGCAAACCTTGCGCAGGCAATTGAATCCGAAGCAAAGAATGACCCGCCTGACTACATAATAAGAAATGCGACATTCTTCAGGCCGATGAATATAGCGAGCCTGACAATATCTTTAGTCCAAGACATTTACTCCGGAGCAGCCAGAGATCAACAGAGAGAAGTAATACACAAATCCGACATAGTCGTCTGTAACTCAGAGTACACACATCAGGAATACAAAAAAGAGATAGCAGATAAAGAATGTCACGTAATTCCGCTAGGAACAGACTTTAATTTCTTTCAAAAAGAGGATTCTTCAGAGTGTCAAAGAGAGCTCCAGATCAAGCCTAATTCAATCGTATATGTTGGGTCAAGCTTAGTGTATCCAAAAGGTTTTGATACAGTACTCGATCTAATAAAGAACACCGACTACAACTTTGTCCTGGTAATGAAGGACGGGTACACTAGCTCACATCCGCGAGTAAAGGTATTCAATAAAGTATCTCACCTCGTCCTCCGCAAGATTTACTCGGCTTGCTCTTTGCTGATTTGTCCATCTAAACAAGAGACCTTGCACTTGGCTGGAATTGAGGCGGCGGCCTGTGGGCTTCCGCTTGTAACTACAAATGTAGGTGCCTACCATGGTCTAGAAAGTGGAGATTGGGGAATTCGCACAGAGGCGAATTTGTTTTCAAAGGCTATAGCCGAGATCATGAGGTCTCCTGGCGCTTACCTCCCAAGAGAATATTTTTATGGGTCCTTTTCACAAGAGATGTGCCGACAAAAATGGCAAGAAGTTATCAAAAGCATTGACTGGAGCAAACATGGATAGAGTAAAGGCACTAAACACAATGATTGCCAAGAGAAGCTACCGCAGCTATCTTGAGCTAGGTATTTATGATGGCACCACATTTAATGCAGTCAATTGTGAGAAAAAAACCTCTGTCGATATGTCAAATCCAGCTGACTTTCGAATGAGTACAGATGACTTTTTCGCGATCAACAAAGACCAGTATGATATTATTTTCATCGATGCAAATCACACAGAGCCGTTCTTGACGAGAGATATTGCGAACAGTCTAAAAATACTAAACGCTGGCGGAGTAATTATTTGTCATGACTGTAATCCGCCCGATGAGCACTCCCAAGTAGATGCCAATGGATTATACCAAACCGCATGGAAGGCTTTTGCCAAATACCGGGTTACATCACCATATTTGACCTATTGTGTGCCAGAAGACTGCGGATTAGGGGTAATTGATACCTCGCGCCCTGGCACTGTTTCAATGATCCCTGGAATAGATTATGCGAAGCTTGTTTATTCGGATTTTGAAAGGCATAAAAATCACTTGATCGGCTTTTCTGCGTTAGATGCTTAGTTTGCTCCAGTAGTCCGTCAGAATAAATATAGATGTAGACTCACAAAGAAGGAATAATGAGAACTCAAGTCAATATGGAAGAGTTTCTGGCCCTAACTAGGTTGCACTTTAGAGACGAAGATATTCTCAACATACTAGAAATTGGAGCTCTAGATGGGAAGGATTCAGTGCTGTTTAAGCAGAGTTTTCCTGATGCGAACGCAGTCTGCATAGAAGGGCTTCTTGAGAATTTTGAAGAAAACAAGGTTAACTTGAGCTCCGCTGGAGTTCGCAGTGTTCACGCAATTGTGACCGATTACGACGGAGTCATTGACTTTTATAAGAAAGCCATAAATGGAATTCACGGGATATTTAACCGTGGAGACCAGTATGGAACAGAAATAGTCAAATCAGTCCCATGCTCAAGAATAGAAACTCTTTGTAAAGAGTTGAACATCGACCAGCCTGATATGGTGAAGCTTGACGTTGAAGGCGCCTCTTATGAGGTTCTGGTTGGCTTTGGAGCTTTGCTGAGTGGCGTCAAGACAATTCACCTAGAGACGGAGACCTATCCTTTTTTCAAAGGACAAAGACTACATGATGAAGTAGCAAGGCTGATGACGGATAGCGGCTTCATGATGGTCGATTCTACAAGCGTAGATATCACGAAAGATGGTAAACAGATGGACTCTGTTTGGGTAAACAATCGATTGAGTAAGAAGTAAGGAGCAATTATGAAGATTCTTATTGTTGGTGGCGCAGGTTATCTCGGCGGCTACATGACTGACCTTCTAAAGACGGAAGGTCACGAAGTAACTGTTTATGACAACCTACTATATGAGACTCGCTACATGAAGGATGTACACTTTATTTATGGAGACATCAGAGATACATATAAGCTAGGGGCGCTGATTTCGGATTACGAGTGCGTTGTGTGGCTAGCCGCCCTCGTTGGAGATGGAGCATGTGCCGTAAACCCAGAGCTGACAAAGCAGCTCAATTTTGAATCTGTAAAGTGGCTTGCCGATAACTACGACGGAAAAATTGTGTTTATGTCGTCTTGCTCTGTTTATGGAAAAAATGATGACTTACTGGATGAAGATTCTCCTACTGCGCCACTATCGGCGTATGCCTATACAAAGCTGCAAGCAGAGCAATACTTGCTTGCCAAGCGGCCCAATGCGCTAGTTTGGCGACTTGGCACGTTGTTTGGAATGGGAGATCTGCACTCGCGAATTCGTGTGGATCTAGTCGCAAACGTCCTCACAATAAAAGCATCACAAGGCCTGCCGCTAACAGTTTTTGGCGGGACACAAAATCGTCCTCTGCTTCACGTAAAGGACGTAAGCACTGCGACCTCCTACGCACTCAAGAATGATATTTCTGGACTCTTTAATCTTTCCTGCAAAAACTACAACCTATCTGAAATGGCATACGAAATCAGTTCGTTAATTCCTGGCTCAACTGTAGTTCTATCAGACCTTGCATTCGAAGACCAAAGAAACTACACTGTCAGCGGTGAAAAATTCAACAAGCTGGGCTGGCAGCCGAGCTATACGCTTGCCGATGGCGTCAGAGAAATCAACCGACTGATTGTTGAAAACAGAATCAAAGACACATCTGACCCTATCTATTCAAACGCTGCATTCATAAAGAAGCTAGGTGGATTCTGATGCCAAAGTGCAAAATCATCAGCGGTGGTGCCGCATATGACGACCGTGGCTCGCTCAAGTACTTTAATGATTTTGATGCAGTCAGTCTCGGCATAAAGAGATTTTACGTGGTCTCTAATAATTCTGCGTGCGACACCCGTGCTTGGCATGGCCATTTTCACGAGGGAAAATATGTCACCGTTGTCTCGGGCTCTGCAATCATTGTTGCGATACCGATTGAAGGTAGCTTTAGCGGAGGAGTAGAGCTGGGATCAGACATCGACATGGAGAGGTTTGTGCTTTCGGCCAATCAACCACGAATGCTGTATATTCCACCTGGTATGTTTAATGGTGCCCGCACGCTTGAGCCAGGTACCCAGATTATGTATTTTTCGACATCGACACTCGAAGAGTCAAAGAATGATGATCTCAGAGTAGAGTTTTCTGAAGATTTTAATCCGTTCAAAGTAGAGGTTAGATGATGAAGAAGACAGTGCTTATTCTTGGTGGGACAGGCATGCTGGGAAATGCCGTCGGTAAATATTTTCAGCAACTTCCTGACTACGAAGTATGGCTGACTACTCGCGACAAGTCGCTGGCGTATGGGTCTAGCAACTGGATTAGCTATGATCCTACTGGAAAAACACAGGATGCCTCACAGACTTTGACGGACGTCTTCGCTCAAATGCCTAGGAATCCCGATTATGTAATCTGTGCGGTGGGCACGATTAAGCCCTTCATGGACCAAAATCCCAGGGATGCAATATACATTAATTCGCTACTACCACATGAGTTGGCCGCAACCTGCCGCGCTCTTGGCGTGAAGATGATCCATGTGACCTCAGACTGCTTCGTTCCAGAAACAGAAGTTATGACCTCTCTTGGCAATAAGATGATTTCTGAAGTAAAAGAGGGAGATTATGTATTTACGCATAACGGCTCTCTTTCTAAAGTCGAGAGCCTCGTCACCACAATATCAGATTGTGATCTAGTGGTTATAACTTCTTTAGGGTCCGCTCTACCGACTAAGTGCTCTTCAAATCATCCATTTCTATCTATAAAGAGACAAGGGCCCAAGTCTTCATTTAAGTTCGAAGATAAAGCCTGGAATCCGGCAGGTGAACTGTCTGTAGGAGACCTGATAGCAATTCCGAAAATAACTTTACCAGAAGAGAATTTGACAATTAAATTGTCAGACGTGTGTCCGCTCAAGTTTGGGGCAAAACATGCTTATTTAGATGTCAATAGGCGATTCTCTGAATACATAGCAAATGGCGTGCCGATTATGCAGTCAATAGAGATGGTTGCCGCCGAAACCAACACAAACAAAAGAAAAATTTGGATGTGGGTTAGGTCGAACCAAAAACCGAGAGTGCCAGAACTCGATGAATTCGAGATAAATGAAGATATAGCTTGGTTGCTTGGTGTATTTGTTGCAGAGGGTTGGGCCTTTAAAATAGGAGCAGCATACGGTGCTACGCTCTCATTTGGGGATGAGCCAGAGCTAATGACAAAAGCATGCAGCGTACTGAAAAAACAATTCAAGCTTAATCCACGTATAAGGAAAATGAAAGGCCAAAAAGGCTCTCAGGTGACCATACGGGACTCTTTCCTATCTAGATATTTTTACGACTTCTTCTATACCTCCAACTCAGAGCGATACTCTCACACTAAAAGAATACCGATGGATTTATTTAGACTTCCGACCGAGCAGAAAAAGGCTTTTCTAAGAGGGTATTTCGATGGAGATGGCTGCAGCTCTGCACCGAAGGTCCGTCATAAAAATCCAACGATAATCTTTTCTAGCGTCTCAAAAGTATTGTCCGATGGAATCAGGACGATGCTTATGGGCCTAGGTTTTTTGCCCAATTCAAATATTAGCCTCAGAAAGCCCGAGATAATGGGCCGGACTGTAAACGCAAAGCCAGCCCACACTGTTACCCTTAGTGGGCCGCAGGCTTCAAAATTCGAAGAGATAGTTTTGGGCTCTGCCTACAGAACAAAAGTGGGATATCAAAAATTTTTTGAAGATAATGAAAATTGGTACGTTCCCATTTCAGATATTAGCTCAGAGCCATATATAGGAATTCTGTACAATCTGGATGTCGAAAGTGACCATTCATACCTCGTCAATGGTGGTCTGAGCGCGCACAACTGCGTCTTCTCCGGGTCAGTCGGCAAATACGTAGAGTCTGATCTGCACGATGCACTCGATGCATACGGAAAATCAAAAAGTCTTGGTGAAACAAAAGAGTGCATGGTTATTCGCACGTCTATTCTTGGCGAAGAAATTCACAAGAATGCGAGTCTTGTTGCATGGGCGAAGTCACAGGCAGGCAAGAATGTCTCTGGCTTTACAAATCACATCTGGAACGGCATCACCACGAAGCAATTCGCAAATTGTTGCCATCAGATAATTGAGAAAGATTTATACGAAGCGGGACTTCATCACGTATTCTCAAATGATGTCACAAAGTTCGAGCTGTTGTCAATGATTGACGCCCGGTTTGGTCTAAATCTGACCATCGCTTCTGTCGAAGCCGGTCAAAGATGCGACCGGACGATGCGAACCAATAAGACACTGATGAGCCGACTGACTGTTCCATCGATCTCTGATCAGATTAAAGACATGTAAGATGAGCGCAAACGAAACGATCACGGCAGGCGTTGTAGTAATCGGAGCCGGCGCAATTGGCTTAAGTATAGCGGCAAAGATAGCTAAAAGCTACGATGTCGTTGTTCTTGAGGCCGAAAGCACATTCGGAACTCACACAAGTAGTCGTAACTCTGAAGTAATTCACTCTGGCATTTACTACCGTGCAGGAAGTAATAAGTCCAAGCTTTGTCTTACTGGCAAGACAAAGCTCTATTCATATCTTGATCGATACGACATTCCATATAGTCGGTGCGGCAAATTGATCGTTGCAGCAGAAGGAGAGGAATCTCAACTGAGTGCATTGGCGGCAAACGCAAGTCTGGTAGGAGTGCCTTTTGAGTACCTGGATGAAGCAGGGGCAAAGGGTCGTTGCCCTGAAATCAAGGCAGCAGCAGGAATATTTCTGCCAGAAACAGGTTTTTTTGACTCTCATTTATTTATGAAGTCATTAGCCCAAGCCATTTTTGAGAACAATGGGCATATTCAGTATGGCGCAAAAGTAGTCGGGATTACCTCTGATGAGGCCGACTATCTGGTGACCCTTCAAGATGGCACCGTTATATCTACCGAGATCCTGATAAACAGTGCGGGGCTATGCAGCGACCATATCGCTGGACTAGCAGGGGCAAAAGACAAGCTTTCTCTTTACAAAGGCGAATACTACGTTACTGATAAGATTAGAAATTTACCTCATTTGATCTACTCGGTGCCTCCGGCTGATCAACTCTCTCTTGGGATTCATACAAGACATTATTTGGATGGACGAATTGGTTTTGGGCCTAACGCTTATCCGGTTGATGCGATTGACTACACGGTAGACGATGGGCGCAGAGAAGAGTTTTTGAGGGATATTAACCGATATTTCACAATCCCGTTTGAGCCAGACGATATAAGGCCGGATTATTCTGGAATTCGTCCAAAGACGAATGGTGGAACAACGCAATCAGATTTTGTAATACGAGCTGAACCTCGTTCTGGTCGTGGTCTAATGATTTCCCTGATAGGGATTGAGTCGCCAGGGCTAACTTGCTCTCTTTCTATTTCAGAAATGGTTGCAGACTTAATAGAGGCAAATCAATGAAGATACCAGAATTCAAAATCACAAACGAGTACGGCTGTCAGCCCCTCGTGCAATTCCTCAATTTGACCGATATCGAGTGGGATAGTGTTTTTCAGTTTGAGATGCACAAGGTCTTTGCTCAATTCGCCGGGCTTGTCAGCTCTCATGAGACAGGATACTTACTCAGGGCCAAGGTCTCTGAAAGACTGCAAGACATGGTACATTTAGGCATTATTGTTGAAAATCCCTTCGAGAATCATTTCTACACGGTTTGCGCGCTTTCGCTCAAGGAAAAACAATAGAACTGGCACTGCTATTAAATCAGTAGCACTAGGATAGGCGCATTTCTAGCGCATGGAGTATGAAGTACCATGAAGAATTTTCTAAATAAGCTAGCTGCGCTAGCAGACGAAGCAGACAGCGCGGGAATGCGCGAAGTTGCCGACACTCTTGACTCAATGCTGCAGGTTGTAGCACTATTTGATCCCGCTGGAGATGCTCTCGATGCCAGCCACTTTGATGCGCAAGAGACCCAAAAGCTTAGCGATGCGCTTGATGAAAATGCTGTGCAGGAGCAGATTGGACCAGAGGCGCAGAAGGCAGCTCAGCTAAAAGTAAAACACGCAGAGGTCGCCGCTATGTTGCGTGATATTGCTCAGCAATTCTCTGCTGCGGGTAAAATTCCTCCCTTTATGCTTCCCTCTGGAGAGGTGACTGGATCAGGACTAAAGGCCGCATTAGCCACGCTTGGCATCACCAACTACCGGTCGTGGGGAGATATCAACACTCAGCTTGCCGCATTTCGCAGCAAAACCTTTCCCAAGGACATGAACCAATTCCAGGCAAATCCTGCCGGACCGATGCGTGGCATCACTCAAGATAAAGTTGTTGGACAAGATCCTTTCAATCGCCCTCTTCGCTGAAAGACTCAAATCTAAATTCAAAAGGCTCATCTTGCGGTGAGCTTTTTGCTTTTTGTGACCACAAGTGTCGGAAATTTTCGCCTGAAGACTATTCCTCACATGAACTGCATCGATGGATGTAATCCCCAAGAGCAGAAAAGAGACTCCCGATGAAAAGACACATTACTGCCGCGAAGAGATTGATGTCCGAACTGCGACATGAGGATATCGACCCCGACCAAATAATCGGTGCGGGCTCCGCTGGAGATCTTCGCAAAGTAGAAGTCGTACTGACTTCTACGATGGCATCTCTAAACAAAGAAGTCATCGATACAATGATTTTATCGAGACTCTCAGATCAGATGTCTGAAACATTTGTCATTAACTCAGACTTCGACCACCCCTTCTTTCTCTTAAAAGAATCGGCAAACATCTTCACGATAAAAGACCTTCTCGATATTGAAGTATCAGAAGAATCAGATCAGCCAGGCCCGTCATGGCTTACTGGAGCAGCGATGATTACGCCAGTTCCGGGCGTTGACCGGATTCTCGGCAGAATTCGCGCAGAGAAATCAAAAAAAGAAGAGATAGTCGTTCTGCACCACGCCCAAAAGGGGGACGTTAATATATTTTGGCTTACCGAGTATTTGACCCCACAAGGCGGAGGGGTACCATATTATGCAATTAGCAACTTTAGCACAAAAATAAGTGTTAGACTATCTTCCAAAAGGATCAGACTTGTCGGCAGCTGGGGAGCGCAACCGCGTGCCAACGCAATCCAGGCTCTGCATCGCTTGGTCCAGAACAATCTAGCTGCAGGCTACAATGTAGTAGGATACCAAAAATGAAAATTGCTACCAACGGGGCAGTTCCTCAGCTCTCATACTATGAGCGCTACAATACGCCAATCTTCACACTAGGTGACTTTGTCACCATTTCCAGTACAGGAGGGGATATGTTTAAGACCCAACCAAATCTACAAACACCAAGCCCCAAGCTACCGACAGCAATTGTGGCCGCTCCCCCACTGAAAAACGTACAACCAGAAACCGTACAGGCAGCGATATCCAATTCAAATAGGATGGCGGTCTATACATCAAAGATTGGTGACCTGCCAATCGATGCAAGTCCTCCTTCCTTAAGAGAAGGAGGAGTGCTGTATCTTGATTCTAAGTTTTGGAAGGTGGATTTCCTTTCTACTGAACTTCGCACGAAGCCAGGGTTCACAACTCTTGATTTTATGGTAATTTCTCAGCCTGACGGCAAAGATAGCCAGACTCTGACGTATTGGACGGACTTTGAGAGGATTGTCCAAATTCCCCTCGACAAGGATGGCGCATCGCTTTCAATGAATGCCTGGCTGTCGCCAGCATTAACTCAGATCGGAACGAGTGAGACACTTTGGCCGCAGAATTTCAATCTTGTGGTTAATGAAATCGCCGTGACTTTGGGCGATTGCGTCGCAGCAAAGCATAAGTGGCCGCCTCCAAAGGCAGGTCAACTAAATCTGAGCAGGCTTGAATGTATTGGGACGAAAGAATACAAGTATTGGTCGGGCTGGCTTGAGTCTAAGAACGGCAGATATGTCGTATGTCATCACTACGGGGCGATTGGCGCAACTGGTAGCCAAGGCGACTATGCAGGAACACATTCGACACTCAAGGACGCAGAGCAGATGCTTGATAAAAAGATAAATGAGAAGCTAAAAAAGGGCTATCATTTTGTGTTAAAGGGAAAAGGAAGATAAAAGATGGAAAATCGTAACAGTGGCGGTGGTGGATTTCGACGGCAGACAAAGCGCGAGGGCGACCCAGAAGGGCTTGCCGTCAGGCTTCGAGATGGTGAGTCAGCCGATAGCCTGATTCGTCGCTTTAAGTGGTTGGTTGAGGGCAGTGGCCTCCTCCGCGACCTTAAGGAAAAAGAGTTTGCTCAAAGTCCTTCTGAAAAGCGTAAGTCAAAGCAGCGCAAGGCTGCCAAGCGGCGTCGCAAGAGCGAGCGCAACGCCAATCAATGAAGCACTTTTTCTGTGATGAGCAAAACTAGGAGAAAAAAGATGACCCAATTTCCGCCGCATAATCCCTCAAGATCAATACTGCTAATTGGTGAAGTTGGTCCATCCACTACATCTCAACTCTTTGAGCGCATCGCAGAGCTGGCTCAGCAGAATGATGACCCGATATGCGTCGTAATCTCTACCGAAGGTGGTAGCGTTTACGACGCTTTCGCTATCTATGACCTAATCAAGCTTTCTCCGATCCCAATTTGGACATATGGGCTTGGGTGTGTTATGAGTGCTGGTACACTGATTCTTGCAGCTGGAGCAAAAAGGATGCTTTATCCCAACTGTTGGCTTATGGATCATGAGGCGACATTTCCTGAAGTAGCTCAAAAGAGCTCTGAACTTAAAGCTGCAAGACGTCACAGCGAGGATATTAGTGAGAAAATGTACCAACTCTATGCGGATTGCACTGGTAATTCTGTGGAAAAGCTAAAAGAAGATTTCACTAAGAAAACAGTATATTTTTCAGCAGAAGAGGCCAAGAGTTATGGGTTTGTAGACGGCATTGTTGGAAGCTGAAGAAAATCAAAAAGATGGAAGGGCCGTCGATACCAGCCAAGTGCTGGTATCACTTTTAAACCATGAAGAACTCAACACTTATTCTTGGTTGCAATGGGCGGCACGAAGCTGGAATCACTATGTGTGCTGGCACTTCTTCTACGTTATTTGACACAAGAATGTTTTCATTCGATGACCCTGACCTTTTTACCTATCTCTATAAGGTCTGCAAAATAGACCAGACTCCAATTACCGACCACAATGGTGTGGTCAATCTTGTTCAATTTCTTTCTGCAGGTTATATCGATGAAAAAAAGGCAGCTATATTCCAAGAGTGGATACGACTGCATAAACGATGTGGCATGTATATATACAGAGCATAAATGAATCCTTTGAAACTTTCAGCAATATATAAAAAACTCGAAGACGCAAGAAAAATCGCCGACGAGGTCGGCAAGCGATGGTGGCTTGAATGGAAAAGCAACGGAGGATCTGGGCAGTCGGACCTAAATGCGGCCTGCCGTAAGCTCGATGAATTGGCGCCTGGAGAGGGCGCCAGAGTGGAATCCAGTCTGGCCTTGAACGCATCAGTCGATTTGTTACGGAAATTCACAGAGCTACAGGCAGAATTAAAAGACGTCAGAGCTAGGCTTAATACTGCAGAGGTAGAAATTGGCAAGAATATCGTTCGATCAGCCGACACACCAAGCGAAGGCCGCCCTCTCTTTACGAGTGGCGGAGAAGGCATTTGATGCGCTCCAAAAAATAAGAAATCTTCAGGCTGGCAGCGGCAAATTTACGCACAAATGCCCCTGCCCAAGCCCTGATCACAAAGGAGGCGGCGAAAAAACAGCTTCTTTTTATTTCTCAAGAGAGACCGGACAGTTTTTTTGTTTTGGATGCCAAGCCTATGGTGATGCGTTTGATCTGATCCAGATGCTTGGCGGCAATAGCAATCAAGCAATGCAGGCTGCGATGGATGGAGGGCCTGTAGTAATATCAGACCTGCCAGATGTTCAAAAAGTTATTGAAGCTGGCAGCATGAAGCTGACAAAAAAGTGCAGAGAAACACTGCAAGCTAAATTCGGGACGAAAGACTTTGTCGAGGCTAATCTTTGGTTCGCTAGGTTCTACGAGCGCCTAGATGGCTTTGTAATTGAGATGGAATCAGAGACACCAGAGCAAATAGGTGGTAGATTTCTCCAGTTGAACATGGAACTCACAAGAAAATGGAAATAAGGAAAACCCTATGATAGGCATAATTGGAGACTGTCATCTTGGAGCAAGCACGAAAGCTGGCCCAAAAGACCCGGTTTCAGGAGTAAGTAGCCGGCTAATGGACTACTACACGACATTGATTTGGGCGATTGACGCACTGGTGCCGACCTGTACCACACTGGTTTTCACAGGTGATATTTTTGAGCACAGATATCCACAGATGGTGCAGCAGCAGCTTTTCAGTGCCGCTCTTAGGCATGCGGTTCTCCGTGGCGCAGAAAAGATCATAATCCTAGAGGGGAATCACGATCAGCAAAGAACAAGTGACACTTCCACGCTCGCCTATCTTGCAGAACTACAGTTACCCAATATCCTTGTTGCAAGAACTCCTCAGACCGTTGATATCGATGGGCATAAGCTTCACCTTTTTCCTTATCGTGATCGCCGATACTATGGGGTCGCCACGTACGCAGAGGCAATTGTCGCAGCAGATAGCCAGATCCAAGTTCTAGCCGCCAACAATGGTTCGCAGACAAACCTACTAGTAGGCCATATGGCGCTAGAGGGAACATTCTTCCCAGAAGAAGAGGCGGAGTTATACACCGACAATGAACTCATGCTACCCAAGAGCTCTTTCTCGAAGTTTCATCTGACCTTAATGGGTCACGTTCACACGCCAGGCCAGATATCGACCAGCCCACCGATCTTCTACGTTGGTAGCCTTGAGAAGCGCGGTGCATTTGAGGCTCACAAGAAGCAAGTTGTGATCGTTGACCCTGATCAAAAATCGATGAGCTGGATCGACCTACCATGTCGAAATTTTTTCGAGTACAATCTCGTCGTTCCAAAGTCCGGTGTCGAATTCCAGGCTTTTGTTGACAAAGGTCTCGCAGACCAGATTGGCCAGGACGAAATCAAGGATGCAATCATAAAGATCAACATTCGAATTAAGGCTGATGATATCGGCAGGTACGATGTGGACTCAATTAGAGCCTTTCTGCAGAAAAGGGGCGTGTTCTTTTGCTTGCCACCGATTATGTCGGTTGAAAGTGAGAGAGTGTCTCGCTCTGAAATAAAGGAGCAAACCAGCGATACCGACACATGGAGTCAGTATATTGCAAATTCAGTCGACAATGCAGATTTGGCATCAAGGCTGATTGAGATGGGCAATTCTATAATTGCAGAGGAAGGGCACTGATGATCTTAGTTAAGATGCACATGGTTAATTTTGGGCCGTTTGAGGATTCAACAGTAAACTTCAATTTCTCGTCTGCTTTGATCACGGGCGAGAACCTGCATATTGCTGGTGCTTCAAATGGAACTGGTAAAAGTACTATATTCCAGGCATTAGCTTGGGCGCTCACCGGGTATTCTCGATATAAGAACTCCGCTTCAATCATAAGAGACAAGACCGATTCAACAAAGGTTGAGCTGGACTTCAACGTCGGAACTGAAAAGTATCGAATTATCCGAGGACGAAACCGCACAAATAAGCAAACACTTGATTTTTACCAAGTGAAGGCTGGCGGAGCCCTCGAAGTGATCAAAGCTGATACAAACTCCAGACTTGATGATAAAATAAGTGAAATCACCAAAATTCGGTACGATAGTTTTCTAAACACCTGCTACTTTGCCCAGAATTCAATCTCTGAATTTATGTATGGGACTGCGGCGGTTCGGCAAAAGCTGATTGCTGAGATTCTAGACTTAGATCGTTGGAACACTTATTCCAAAAAGGCCGCACAACTACTGTCTGAGTCAGATGGCGAACTTGACATTCTTAAGTTCAAAATGAGTCAACTCAAGTCCAATGAGGCTCGGCGAACTGCTGCTGCCGCATCAATTGTAGAGGCAGAGGCAGAAGCTCTTAAGCTAAGAGCCTCGCTCTCTCAGCTACAGTCAGAAGCGGATGCTGCAGCAGTAGATGCCGTCTTAGAACGCAGCGCACTATCTGTTGCAGCGAACATTGAGTCTGTACGCTCAGAAATCGTAGCAAAAGACAACGAAATCGCAAAGCTAAAAAAAGACTCTGCGTACGCCCAGCTAGAGGCAGACAATATTATTATTCCTACCGCAGTTACGTCTCCAGGCGATCAGCCCGCAGATTCTTCAGACATTGCTAACAAACTTGCCCAGCGGAAAGGCCAACTTGAATTTCTTCAACGCAGGATTACTGCAATGAAAGAAGGAAAGTGTGATGGCTGTGGAACGAATTGGGACAATCATGATGAAAAGCATGCCGCAGAACTATCAGAACTCGAAGCCCAAAAGAGTGATTTTCTTTCCAGAATTCAGACTGGAGAGTTGGCGTATCAAGCAGCACAAAAGGCAAGCAAAGATTGGCTGGTGGCATTCACCGCTCATTCGGAGAATCGAAGCGCTGTAGCAGCGGCAGAGTTAAGGGCAAACACGGCAAGCGCCAAGGTTTCTGCAATCAATACCCGTATGGGGCTACTGTCTGCAGAATCAGCCAGGCTGGCCGAGAAACTGGCTGCCATGCCGGTCGCCGCGCCAGTGGCTGCCGGCGTCCTACAGAGGCTACAGGAGCTTCAGAGGCAGATCCGTGAGACTAGCGAACTGATCCTCAAGGCTGAGACTCGTCGTAGCTCCGCAGCCGCGGAGATGGCAGTAATCGCATCTGCCGCCCAAGAGTTGGCCGAAATGCAAGCAAGAAAGCTGGACCTAGAAGAAAAGGTTGGCACCTATTCGGTGCTCGCCAAGCACTTCAGCAAAACAGGAATTCAGGCAAACATTCTTGACACGGTTATTTCAGAAATTGAGACGCTGTCTAACAAGTTTATGTCCAAACTGAACTACAAGCCTTTCACGATAAAGTTTGTAACTCAAAAAGCTGACACAAAAGGCCAGATTAAAGAGACACTTGATGTAGAAGTTGTTACGCCAGACTCAGTGAAGTACATTGAGGACCTTAGTGGTGGCGAGCAGTTTCGGGTTGCATTCAGTGTCAGGCTTGCTTTGGCGGCAGTACAAGCCAGGCGCCAAGGTGGAGAGATAAACGTCCTGCTACTTGACGAGGTATCAAGCTCTCTTGATAAAGTTGGAATCGAAACATTTGTGTCAATCATCAGAGAACTAGAAAAAACGATGAAGGTAATGCTGATAACTCATGACGATTCACTCAAAGAGCATTTTGACACAACGATTCACGTCCAAAGTAATGGCACGACTGCAAAGATAATTCAAAAATAACACGGATTCAAAATGGCCCTGATGGCGTCCTCCTGCGATTTGGTCGGGGAGGACGTTTTTCGTTGTGCTTGACACTATCAATGCCTCAAGAAATCTTTGAAAAAGCCAAGTGATTTAGGTTGTTTATGTCGTCAGTTGCCATTATGCACAATGAAGCAAATTCGAGCTTGTCCTCAATCAGGACACTGGGATTTGACGCGGCCTTGAGAGTACATTACGCTCGGGCCATGTCAGGTCGTCAGTTGCTTGATGAGGCGCGTCGCTGTAATAAATTAAGCAGAAGCTTTCTTGGTGATGCCCGATCTTACGCACACAGCCCAGTACTGTTTGAGCGTTTTCTAATGCTAAGTCGGTTCTATCGAATATTGGCTCACATGATTTATCAAACACACTGCACACAGTCAGAAGTACGAGATACGACTTTCCTACAGGTTGTTTGAATGGCCCACACACTATTATTTGATGAATCAGAGCAATCGCTGCTGAGTGGATTCCCACTCTCGGTAGAAATCATTTCGTCAAATGCTGCCGCCATTATCTACTACACTGAAGATGGTAGCACGCCAACACCTCTGTCTACTGTCTATGCCTCTGCAGTAATCTTGCCGCTTACTGGTGTAGATTATACTTTGCGAGCCGTTGCGTACGCAGAAGAGGACGGCTATTGGATTCCGTCAAACATACTCGGTTACACATGGAGCTTGGACAACTCTGCTTTTTTCATGAACCGGAAAGAGGGTTTGGGCGGCGTCGCCTACATATACCCAGGTAGCAACGAATTCTCAATGTGGTTCGATTTTGAGGGCAGCACTGCTGTTTTTATCGATCAAGATCCCGAAGGACTGCCGCTGTTGATATCTGAGCGAGACCGCTCAGGTAATCTGATTCCAGAGAATGGGTTGTTTAATGCCGTCGCGGGACCAGAGAATACACCTAGTTTGCGAGATGACGAGGGCCTTCCCTACATGAGCGCGCTAGGATTAGACTATTTTAACCCTGACGCTGCTGTGATTGTTATGGATACAAGGGTTGGATCTGTAAATCCGCCTGCCGTTCCGGTGGCTAACGGATCATTCATGAGTCGCAGAGACTCCATCAGATTTAATCATGGCAGAGATTTGTCTGCTGGTGCGCTTGATAACTTCAATTCGGGTCAGCACATAAAGAGCTTCATAAACCCTGCGACAAATACTCATGTCGCATATTACTATGACTCGGTCGACGCAAAATGGATTCGCTCTATAAGCACGGTTGAATTTACGACGCCGACCGCACCAGTGACAGGTTATTCATTTCCGCTTGTTGTGCAGTGGAATTTGTTCGGGCGCTTTAACACGTTCTGAACAAAATACGGTCAGCTGAAATAAAAAAACACCTACAAGTCAGGATAGGAATGGTGAAATTTTGTTAAAAGTATCGATCTCATCCCTGGGAACTTATGAAAGTTGCCCAAGGAAATACAAGTATGAAAAAATCGACAAGCTACCTCGCAAGAGCTTTGAGCACCTAGACGTAGGTAACTACGTACACGAGGTGCTTGAGTATTTTCATAAGCGACTCAACGAGGACGCAACTCAGCATCCTGAGACTTTACTCAAGTCCTTGGCAAAGGAAATCTGGGAGAAGTACAAGTTCAAAGTCAGCCCCGAGGGACTTGAGAAGTCGAAAGAGCTACTGAAGGCGTATCTAGGGCATGTGGGAGCCTCGGCTTGGCCAAACGTTCTTGCTACCGAAGACCGCTTTAGTCTAGATCTCTCTGAAGACGTAATGATTCGTGGCGTGATCGATAGGATTGATCGTCTTCCAGACGGTTCCCTTCAGATCGTCGACTACAAGGGCCTTGCTCTTGATACTCCTATTCCTACTCCAACTGGCTGGACAACCATGGGTGACCTCAAGGTAGGTGATTCCATTTTTGGTAGCGACGGAGAGGAGACAAAGGTCTTAGTGAAATCAGACATCCACAATCGGCCTTGCTATAAGATCACTTTCTCTGACCACTCAGAGA